GCGCAGTTAGGAAGTACATAAAAATATGTAAATATAAAAAAATTTTTTCAAAGAAACGCCGTAGGATTTTGTTCAAACCTCGCGGTCTTTGGAAAGGATTTCTACGGCGTTTCTTTGAAACCTCTCAAATATAATTGACATCGGGCGGGTCATTCGCCAACAAGTAACCGATGAACTCATTTTTTTTATCCATCCAACAAGGGTGTTTATCGCAGACCTTAGATACATGGTTTGAAGTTAACCACTTTTTTCTTTTTTCTCCAAACCATATCTCTTCGAAAGTATTGTCCTTTAACGAACCAAAATTTCCAATAGGAGTGTATTTTAACGTGCAACAAGGGTATATGATATAGTCTGCGCCTATGACAGACGTAAAGTGTTGATACCCGCATGTAGAATATCCTTTTGTAGCCATGTCTAGATTCATCAGGTGATCTGTTATCAAGTCAAATACCGTAAAATCGTCTGTCTGCAGTTTCTTCGCTTCTCTTGCTAGTTCTAGTATGCTGTCCCAACGTTCTTTGAATATCTCTATGCCTTGTGGCGTATAAGACACCGAAAACCTGACATTTGATGCGCCTAGTTTTTTTGCAAGTCTAGTAAAGTCTACGATTTCTTTATAATTTATGGGATTCACGACGAAAGACAGTCCTATCCTCGTCTTTGGACACGACTGTACGAGCCATTTTATATTTTCAATCACTATATCAAAGTCTTTTTCTTTGACTCCTTGCGATAGAGAGTATATCCCGCGAGATGCGGCGTCTATTGATAACCTGATCCAAGAAGCTGTTTTATACAAGTTAGAATAATCAAAGTTCAAAAGACTGCCATTAGATACTAAAGACCATTGGAGTTTTGATTCTACAGTCTTTTTCAATATTGCATGAAAGTCCCTGTGCATCAACGGTTCGCCGCCTCCAGTGAATTGAATGGCAGGTATTTTCAAACTAACAAATTCATCCATCAAATTTAACAACGTATTTGTGTCCATGTGATCTGAATCTTTGAATTTCGCATTCAATCTTTTGTCTTTAGCGCAACGATAAAAGCAATAGACGCAAGCATGATTGCACCTATTCGTAGGGTCAATCTGCACTTGAGTCGGCAGTATTAAGTTGCCCTGTTTTAACTGTTGTATTTTTTCCGCGTGATGAGCTGCTTTGAATGGACTATACACTTCTTTCATGTCATTGACTCCGTTAAATAAGAACAAATAACGTTTTGCATGTGATCTGTAAAATGAGTAGGGTCATACTTAACATTCTCGTGTTCGACGTATAAGCCTCGTTGAATTGTCAGTTCTTTTGCTGGCGGAAAGCATTCTTTAATTCCGTTTAAAGCTATCAAAAAAGATGGGTCAAAAAATGTCGCGCTGTTTTCTTTAGCCCACGAAGAAAGTGCGTGAGATAGAAAATACCTGTCAGGTAATTGCGCAAAGTTGTTTTGAGAAATGACTATCAACTTACAGTCAGTTAAAAGCGATCGTTTGATGATTGTCAAGTTGTCGCAAATCGTTTTTTCGTCTTCTTTCAAAAGATTGACGCCATTCAAAGGAGGAAAAAGATTGTTGTTCAAGCCATCTAGGTAACCTATGTGAAGAATCAAGTCACTTAACCAAAAATTCTTGATAGAACTTATCTCTATGATGACGGTTTCAAACGAATCTACGTCCAGTTTTTTGTCTTCGCGCGTGCCATGCCCTATGAAAAAGTATGGTGATAGTTCGCAAGGAATGACGATATCTCCTTTCATTATATTGATAGCTTGTATAACTTCACCGGTAGAATGCACGTGCCCTCCAGGGTATGGGACGACACTTGGACAAGCCATTAAAGACTCTACTATTCGGCAGCTTCCCATGACTAAAGTTTTCATTTCCAATCCCTCAACACCGACGTCGTATAAAAGTCCCTGACGTACTTGACTTTTTCTGGGTCGATTAGATCGCGCTCTACGCAGTAGTCATACAGCGTTGTTCCTGGAAACGGGTAAAAAACCGCCATTTGTAAGATACTCGGCTGTATGATGTCGTTAAGCGCGTAAGTTTTTTTGGTCAATTCGTCATCATACGGTACCGGGTAACCCTTCATATTAAAAGACATCAGCATCAAGTCGGGCACGGCCTTGAGCATCTTGAACGCGGATATTATCTGCGCATTCGTCATGTGACGGTTGAGAAACGTCTTTCTAAATTCTTCGTCTCCGCACTCGACTCCCATTCCTAAATACCTGCAATTGGTCTTAGACAGCAACTTTACTATGTCTTCGTTGATGTATTCGACGCGGGCCAAGCATCCATACGACACGCCTACTTCATCATGGATGCGCGTAAACAGTTCGGTGACGTAATTTGTGTCAAACATTATCATTTCATCTGGAAAATAAAACAGTTCAATAGGATACCTAGACTTTAGATACTTGAGTTCAGTTATCACCGCATCAACTTTTCGCGTTCTTAAGTAATCTTTTTTATACAGTTCGAGATTTATTCCATTGCTACAAAAAGAACAGTTGAAAGGGCATCCCCTAGTGGCGTTGACGTAGCAAAATCCTGGTCTTGGGAAAGACTGCATTATCGATTCGGCCGGCCATATCGCGTAGTTAAACACTGGAAGACTGTGAAGATTCGTGCACTCTCGCACGACATTCGCGCGTATCCCGTCTTTATCGCGATATGCCAAATTAAGGATATCGAGTAGTTTAGGCGTATTGAAGTGGTTTACAAAATCGACGACAAAGTCCTCTCCTTCACCGATACAAAGGTAATCAATTTCTTTGCAGTCTTCCAATATCTTGGTCTTCATGATCGTAGAGTGTATCCCACCCATGAGTATTTTCGCGTTTGACGTTTCTTTTATGTACCTTGCCAACGGAACGGCGTCGTTATAATGCACCGTGGATACCGACAACATCACGACGTCGAACATGCTATAATTTATAGTGCGTAAGTCACTATATGCGGAGTCATAAAAATGTATCTCGTGCGGAGTAGTTTTAAGCACTGAATAAATCTCGCCGACGCCGCGATGAACGTATTTACAATTGTTCAAGTATATCAAAACAATTCTCATATCGAGTCTCGGTACTTTCTCAATTCGTTCCAAATATTTGTCATGTTGCCAATGATGACATCCCTGTTTCTTCCAGTCGTAGAATTAGGATGCCCTCTATGACGATTCAAAATTTTTGGTATTATGTGAAACTCGACGCCGTCTATCGTCGCTTTTATTGACCACCAAAAATCTTCGCTGTAGTTGTGATGCAAGGGGAATGGTCCAACTCTCGCAAATACACTCATTGGAATCATGATGCCGACAAAATTGATTGGAGAACTTTTCCATACCTGCAGTTTCAGTTCTTCAGTCGTGTATGACTCTGTGATAGAGCATATTGGCGCACCGTCTTCGCTCATTTCTACATATTGATTGCTCGAGACTGCGTTTGGATGTGACTGCATAAAATCATAGTGCTCTTCTAAACAACTAGGCAATAGGACGTCGTCTCCTGGGCACCAACTCCAAGCGTCGCCTCGCGATAATTCTATACTGTGATTGACGACGTGGCTGACGTTTGGTTGTTTGTCTAATTTAATAGGAATTATCCTCTTGTCAATTTTTGCGTATTTTTCGATTATCTTCCAAGTGTCGTCCGTAGAACCGTCATCATAGAGCAAGTATTCAAAATTTCTGAATGTTTGCGTCAAGACGCTGTCAATAGACTCTTCTAAGAACTTTCCTTGATTGTAGCAAGACGTAAATATTGTGATCATTCTTTTAGCGCCTTTTCTATGCTTTGCGTCAGTAAGTTATTGAAGTCGCGATAGTTAGATTCGTTGACATCGTTCGCGAACTTTCCAGACAATGGATGACCAGCATACCAGTGTATGCCTATTGTGTTCTTGGTTATGCATTCGTGCGGAGGCGATGCGTATATTTTATCAATATTGTCTGCGTTACATGGGTATATGACTTGCATGCGCATATTCACGAAATTAGAATTGCATTTTAATAAATTGATCGCAGTTGGACCCACACATTGATAATTCGTAGGCGTAATCATGCTCTTTGCTAATCTAAACACATCAAAGAAGTATTTATTATTCGCTTGGGACAACATGAAACCAACTGAGTTTCCGTAAACTTGGTCACAAAGTACTGTATCTATGGCACCGTTTTCAGGGACGTTGAAATACGCGTCTTCGATTGATTTGAAATACACTATGTCCATGTCTGACCACAGGCCGCCTTCTGTGGACAGCAGGTGCCATCGTAACAAGTCGCCCTTGAAGTTTTCTGATATGTCGTTAGGTATCCCGATATTTTCGAAGTCTACGCAGATTGAACTGATTTCTCTCAATTTGCCTGCGAAGTTTTCTCCAAGCGTTTCTATCTTTTGTTCTGGCGAATTCCATTCCTTTTTGTCACATAAAACTTTTGGGCAATACACCTTGATTCCCCAACTTGGGTTGTGCTTCGCGAACGAATGCACGGTCAAGTATCTCAACCAAGACAGCGACTTTCCGCCCCAATAAAAATGCGCTACCTTTGGTATTTTAGTCAAGTGCCATGTCATCATAGGTCCTTTACGCATAATGAGAACGCAGGCGAGTATGGTCGCCCTACCCATTTCTTTTCGTAGTATTTTCTATCTATTGCAAAGTTAGTCGAGTCGTGGGCCGTATTGACATACCCAAAAGGCTCGATGCTGCGATGTTCGAACTCTATCTGCGGGCAGTTGATGAGCTTGTGTTCTTTAGCGGCCTGCTGGCAGACGTCGTAGTCCACGCAGTTATGCAGATATTTCTCGTCGAATATCGGTCGGTGTTTCGCGTACCAACCCTTGGTGATTATGGGAAAGCATAGCGCTAGGTGCCCTTCGTTTGGACATATCACGCAATCAGAAAAACGCGCGATCGCTTTTTCTATCAAGTCTATGCCTTTCAAAGGAAAGTGGTCGTCGCACGCGGCTATGCATGCGTCCCAGTCAGGAGGCAACGAATCCATGAGCAAATTTTGGTTGATTCCCCAACTAAATCTCTTGTTAACCAGTTTGAAATAGTCTGGCGACGCCTCTCGTGTGCGTTCATCCCAAGAAATTATCGCTGTCTTGACATCGTAAGCCCTCCAAACTTTTATCATTTCTGACGCCACTGATAGTCTATTGCCTGAAGGTGCCGCCACCCATATGTTCATTGCATGGTCCTTTCGTATAGTTCTTTGAATTCGCCCTGCCAATAGTCAAGGATTCCAAAGTCGTCGACCGCGGTGCATGTCTCGTCTCTATTTATTGTGTCGATATTGCAAACGTAACCTTCTTCTACTTGCTTGCCAAGGCGCATAAAATGAGAATGCCCTTGGAATTTTCTGAGTAGCTCTGTCCGGTTATATCGTACTGTGTTCATGTGATGCATTATCAAGACTTGTTCTGGTAAAACCATGAACGTTTTCGCATCTACAGTGCGTTCAGTATCGCACAATACTCCAAAGTCTTTTGCAACGAACTCGCAGTTTATATTTCCTACGACCGGTACGTACAGTCCCGACAGCGCCTTGTAACGTACTAGCGGACTTCCCACGTATTCTTGGGTGCGCGCGATCAATAAGTCATATTTTTCTGCTTCTGACAAGACCGCAGCGAAAGCGCCAAGACCGTAGAATTCGTCGCAGTCCCGGCCCATGTAGTGCGTGCATCCGTGATTTAAGCAAACTACTCTGCCTATTTCACGTTTAGATATGATCGTTGCTTTTGCCTGCCATGGCTCATTGGGAGTAACTTTCGTGTGGTCTATTATCTCGTCGATAAGCTTTTCTTTCAGCAGTTGCTCCAATAATGGAGTTAAATACGCGGGCGCCAAGTGCCCTTCATTAGAACATGTAGACATGACTGCCACCACGTAATGTGCAAAAGATCTGACGTTCAACAGTACGGGTTTCAACAGTTCTGCTCCACTAAACACACAAAGTCCGACGCCTAATTTCATAGTTGTATCAAGTCCTTTCCAAAGCAACACGTGGTTCTGTATGTTTTGAACCGCGACTTTCCTCGCCACTTGTTTGTCAACCACGCGACTGACTCTTCGAACGCTGCATCATGACCCATTGAGTCATGTAAATGCGTTAGTGGCGCATCTATCGCATAACAATTTAAGCCATGAGCATACGCAGTCAAGCACAGGTCTGCGCCATACATGTGAAAACCACGCAACGATTCATCGAATCGCAGTCCACAACTCTTTTTAACTATCAAACAATGCTCGTCGAGCGACATCGCTCGACATGGCAGCGTCCCGTGTTTCAACAACGCGGTTCCACTGATCGCGTTTCCAGCGCCGTCGCGTCCCTCGTAGTCTATGCCATACGTCCCAAGGACGCCGAAGTCATTGATCATGTTCATCTGTTGCTCTAACTTATCTACCCAATTCTTGCAGAATATCACGTCTTGATGGCACAGTACTATAACGTCATATAACGTCCGCGAGATACCAGTGTTGAGTCCTTTGGCCGCCGACTTGGCATTTATTATTGGCACGAAGTCTGCGACTCTTAAAGAGTTTAACACACAATTCTCATAAAGTATTGAGTCGTTTACTAGGGTCACCACGCTTATTTTCATTGAAGTGCTTTTCATATAATTCGAAGTCTTTTCCTACTATGCCCTTGAAAAATTGCAAGTCCTTGTCATTCTTCATGCCGCACTTCAAGAAGGACTTATTAGCTTTGTACGTGATTCCAATCCGCCCAGGCAAACCCTTTATGCCAAGTACTGGCGTTGACGCGTTGTACAAAGACTTTTTGAAATTAGGCACGCGCCACAGGTCCAGGTCTAGGTATGGCTTATTTAGGTTTATGTGGTTGAAGAACGGATAAACTTTTCTCGTGAATGCTGTAGAACACAGCGATGAATGAAGTCGATTGTTGTGTATGAAAAACTGTTTTTCATTCATAAAGTAGTATATGTTGCAGACTTGTCCTACGAGTTCGTGTTCATCGAGCAGTGCCGCAGTATCGCGCAGATAGTTTTCGCCATACCAATCATCGTCCTCCATCACTATCACCTTGTCAGTCATGACACGTTGTATCGCTTTTTGGAACTGCGTCGGCAACGTATGAAGCGGTTCAACACGCTTTCGTTCGCGCTTGATGTATTTTACGAACGGCAATTCAGGCACGCAGAAATGCATCTTGCCGTCATCTATCACAATCCATTCGCTAGGTTTCAGTGTTTGCCGCTCGATCAATTTTAAGCAGATAGCAAACGCCTCCGGCCTGTCACCAGTACACGTTATCACGGTAAAATCGCTCATGCAAAAGTCCTCGAACATCAACCGATCACCCAGGACAACGCGGGTTGAATTTTGATGTTGAACCAATAGGAATACACAAGTCACCTCTACTTTCTCAATCCTACAATATCCTGGACACAATTTCCAGGGGCGTTTTCTTTGCCCAACCATTTTTGATAAAGAATCACGTCTGCGCCTATGAGTTTTTTCAAGAACGTGTGGTTTTGGTCGTCCTTGAACTTAGGCGTCGCGCCATGACCCATGCCAAGACCAAAGCGCCCTGGTAAACCTTTCATTCCCACGCACAATTTTTTCGCATCAATGAAAATTCGTTTTTTCACATTCAATTGCCGCCACGCCGCGAGATCCACACAGAAGTCGTTGAGGTTTTCATTTATCAAATTAACTAACTGTGGCGCAACATCGATAGTGAAGCACGTCTCGTTCCAACATGACCATGCTTGGTTGTCGCGAACCGAGTATTTGAGCGCAGGTATCTTGTAATATACGGCGTACGCACGTCCCACGAGGTTAACTATATCTAAAAGTCGTAGACTTTCCTCGCAGTACATAGGCGCATACCAGTCGTCGTCCTCCATCATGACTATTTTTGTGTATTTGACGCGCTTTAGCGCTTCAAGCAGTTGCACAGGAAGTGTGTGCTGAGGGTCTGTTGACTTTGGTATCCGTCTGATATAATTCGTGAATGCGAAGTCTGGCCGATCGACAGGGACCTTGCCATCATCCACGATAATCCATTGAGCGGGAAGCACAGTTTGCCTCTGTATGTAGCGCTTGCAAAGTTCAAATACCTCTGGCCTATCACCGGTACATGTTATCACGGTAAAATCTAAAGTCTTATACTCTTGCGACTGTGATATCATAGTGTTGCCAACTCGTAAGACCGTCTCGAATCGATTCTAATTCAAATCTTAAAGAGGTATTCAAAGGATCAGTTGGTCCAAGTCCACAATCTGCTCTCTCGTCTGCTTCTGAATAGTTGTATAACGCCGCCGTTATACTTGTTTCTGTTCTTATCAATGCGCTGTCTTCGTCGTATATTCGTAGGGTATACGTCGTTCCAGTTTCAATCGTGACGCTCGCAGCAGAATGTAAAACAACTGTATTTTGCGTCGCTCTGTTTCTATGAGACCAGGTTAAGTTCGGTTGTCCTGTGAACGTAGCGGGATAACTGACACCATCTATCTTGAAATTCCCAGGGGGATAAGGTCTCGCTTGCCTGCTATCAAAAGCAGGAGCGTCTATGATAGTGGCCTCTGATTCATCTAAAGAACCTAAAGGCGTTCTCGACAGTATCTTAATATCTGGTATGTCAGAAGTAGTAAATTCAAGTGAAGTAAGAAAAGCAGACGCTTCTAAAAACCATATCCTGCAACCTCCTGAATCATCATGATAAGCTGGAAGTGTGTCCAAAACTCCACGCGCTACTGTGACTTTATTTGTGACCACGTTTATGTCTGTGACACAAACAAACTCATTTTCAATTAAAGCGACTTGACCTACAAAAACGTGATCTAGATCGACGGCGTCTGAAAGAGAAATTTCCACAGTCACGGCGTCCATTGGCACGCTTTCTGCTAATAACGCAGTGGGAGTAAAATAGCCATCACCTTCTGATGAGAAATCGCCACTTCCGGTTGCGCGCAATAACAGTTCATAGTCAAAAGAATCAGCGCTTGGCTTTGCTGCCCCTACCAATAAGTAAGAAGCGCTCGCACTTAAAGCGACGACGCTGCTCATGCCCATGAATTTCATAAGAGCATAAAACGGAGTTTCGATCAAAACAGAATAAGACACTTCTTGTGGTTCTGTCGATGGTGGAACCCATCCAGTAGCGGGCGGCGCTGCATATAAAGAACTCTGCGTAGCAAACACGTCTTCCCCACAGATAAGAGTGACAGTGCCGTCTTGCAAAGAACCCAAATTCACTTCTACCACGCGAACCACCATTTGTTCAATGCCAAGAATCGCCCAATTTATTATGAACACATCTCCTGGTCTTTTATTCGCTAAACTTCTTTTCCCCGTTATAGTCATAGCAGCGAGCAATGAAGTGGTGGCGTTCCTTGCTCTCGCGACCAATTTCGCTGCGAGTTCAGGTTTTGTGACATAGGGGTAGTCTAAGTCCCGCACTATTATTTTACCGCCTTGTAAGGCTTGTAAAGCCATGTCGTGGTCAGGGACTGAAACGTCTTTGTTATTTATGATGTCTGTGTATCGCACAGTAAATGCGTTAGGGACTGCTCCAAGAGTAGGTCTCGCGTATCCATCGACACTGATGAGGTCACTTTCATCATAGGTTTCTAAATCTGCGACGTCGTAGTCGTTGCGCACAAGCTTAATCACGAATTTGCCCGTTTCAGGACTTATGTAAACAACAGCATCTATATAACTTAAGATGCCACCTATAAAGTCGGTTATGTCTTGATTTCCTCCCCATAAGGGAGACAAACCAAAGCCTTCAGCATAAAGAACGTCAGCAGCGTCTTGCCAGATAGTTTCATCGAATAATTCTACAGAATGTTTCAAACCCCAGCGAGTATTCGTGTAGCATTCTCTCAGTATATGAACTGGGTTTAAGTCACCACCAATGTCTGCTTTTGCTATGTACCATTGCGGGGAACCATCGTCGAGTTTTTGCGTTCGTTTGCACAAAAAACCAAATTGCTTCAAATAAGAACTGTTTCCAATATAAAAAGATCTCAATATGACGCTCACAACGCCGCGAGAAGCTGATACATCCGCAGATGTTTTACTCACGATATAGTCGTTTGGTATTTGAGAACCACTCCCGTACTGTATATCTATTGTTCCTGCTAAGCCTCCTTCTTGTTTGACTGCTCCAAAGAAAGTTGGTTTATTGATGGACAAGCTTGTTTGTCCATCTTCTGCTAACGCTGTCACATCACTTGCTGGTCCTGAAGCGCCAGAAGAATCGGGCCAAGCCATGCTATCTCCAACCCAGATTTGTTTTATTCCATCTATGTTGCTATGGCAAAGTTTTAGATGCATTCCAACAAAATACTTCCAAGCGACTGTGGTTTTAGTCGTTTTTGTTCCAAATAACGTCCATTGAGAATGTTTTTCTATTATAGGTGCGTTTGATGTGTCACCCCACCAGGCTATGGCATAACCTTCTATTCTCTTGGGAGTTCCAAAAACCACAGGATAAACGACACCTTCTTCTACTGTTGGCATCTCTATATCACGAGGTTTTGTTTTACCACCCTTCGGCGTGGAAGTCAATGCCGCTACTGCTTGTCCTACGACGTAAGATACAGCGGCGTAAAAAGCCACAGTCCCAACATACGACCAAAAAACAGCGTCATCGACGCCAAAAATCGCGATTATGTGACTAGATGTTATCATAGCTTTCTTTATCCGTTAACGCCCGTTTTGAATACATTCTTAACAGGCAAAAATTCATCCCCACCATAATTTATCTTGTTATGAAAAACTGTCAAACAAGTCGTTGGAGTATGGTCACAACCTCTATAAGCGGTAAAACTATTTCCTGCGAAGATCAAAGGTATGATTCTTGAAATGATTATTTCATTGCCAACGTGACTTTTTATCAATCTTTGAGCGTTTCCAACGACTATTTTACCACCAACAAACCAACCACTCGCTTTGTCAGAGAAAGTGGAGCTTCTAAGAACTGTTCCGAGAACATAAGACAAATTACCTATTGATTTATAGGTGTCTTCGGTAACGTTGCATTCGGCATCATAAAGAATATGGTCACACAACACTTGACACATTCTTCTCTTTCCTACTCTGATACTGTCTGAATTTACAGGAGTCGCGCTCACGGTAGGAATGCCATCTTTATCAAATTTTATAGAAGCAACGAGACCTGACCATAGGATTATGTGGTCTGTTTCTTGAAATCTGTAAATAGTTAAAGTCACAACGCCGTCGACAAAACTGGAAATGTATTGATTCGTAAATGGGTTGTTTCTTTCTAACGTAACTTCCACGACGTTTTTGAACATGTCACTGCTTATTTCTATTTCTTTGCGATCAATTGGTATAGCCTCGTATGTTTCACTCGCAAATTCTTGGTTTTCGTCTGCAGAAGTGTATCGCCAATGACTGCCAAAGCTATCGACAAAGTCATAAAGTTCGATTGGTTTACTCTCTGCTACGCTGATCTCTTTTGATTCATAGCTCATTCGACGACTCTCTGAAAATTGAACCTTGCGTCATTTTGTCCAGCAACGTTCCAATTTATTTCTATAATGTCTGAGGACGCTCGATGCAGTTCCATAAATGAAATCATGCAATCACCCGGATATAGGTCTAAACCCAACGCGGTGTCTATACCTATCAATTCTTCGTCACCATCTATAGATATGCCTGTGATTCTACGATAAAGTTGAATACCATTGGGAAAAGTAAAAGCAAGATGGGTTCGCATAGCGTTTAGACCCATGTATTTTGTGAACCCTGCGTTTTCAACTCTGAGTGAGGTGTCTCCATCATAAAGAAAAGAAACAAGAAACAGGTCGTCTTTGTAAGTGGGGATCCAGACGGTGTTTTGCCGACCTAACAAGTAATGCAAAAATTGCTTAAAAGTCCAACAGGCTGCTTTTGTGAAGTTTTTGAACTGGTATGACGTCGTGCTTATATTGAATTCGCTATCTGACAAGAGCGTGAACTTTCCTGTTGAATAGTCTGTCACAAGTATGTCACTATCGGTTATCGTATCTTGATCGTCATCGGCATAAGAAGGCCTATTCAAGACAGGTGCTCCATTGTACGTCGCTGTTGCAGAGTAACCTGTGATCTGCGCGTTGTCTACTACGGCAAAATTAAGTGTTTGTACTAAAGAGTCCCTGTCAGGGGAGTTTTTCTTCGTTATTTTAGATGATATTTGAGCGAGTCTAACAGGCATTATCAAAAACTCTCCCGAAAAAGACTTTGTTGTCGCAGAACCCAGTGTCATAAGCGAATCAGTAACTGTAAGCACCTTAACAGTCTCAAAATCTGTTTCGCTTTTCCATAACACGGCAAAACTGCTATCTCTAAAATCTGCGTTCATAAAGTCAGCGACAATCGTCAAAGTACCTGCGTTTATCGTGCCATTGTGCATGACCTTCTCTGGCCAAATGGGAAGACCCCATACTAGTTTTTGTCTATCGAATAGTATTGCGTCAAACATTGCTTGTTGTCGCTCAGTCTTAAAAAAAGTCGAAAATCTATAAGATTGCCTCGCATTTTTTCTCAGAGCGATGCGTTGTTCATAACCATTTCTCGTTGTAATTATATTCGTAAGCCATTCAAGACTTTCCTGCATCGCTGGTTCTAACAACGGTTTCCAAGCGAAAAGAACGACTCTTTCTCCTGTTATGTGTTCTTGAACTATGTCTGTTTCAAAATAAAAGTGAATGAAAGCGTATATGAGTATGGAGTCTCCTATTGGAGTAGCGGTCACCGTATATTCTATGTGTTGCAGCGATTTTAACGTAAATGGCGCCACTAATCCGTCAAGAGTGACGTCCTCCATTCCTGTTTGTATTATGTCAGAACACGTCTTAGAAACAAAATACGCGTTCCATATCACAAAAGTTTCTGACGCCTCAGACAAGATATAACCAAAGTCAATCGTCGCCGGGTATATGAAAATATGATTATAGTAATCAGTCAAAAAAGAGTCTACTAAGACGCCTTGCGATTGTTGACCGACCTGCATTGAAGGAGCTTGATTGAACGTTCCAACAGAAGGTTTTTCACTCTCCCAGATACCTCCAAATTCTGCGACATAATCACTGATATTTACAGAGCGATTTGCAAATTCAAGATATTCAGGAACAGGACTCAATATACCAGTATGACTTGCCATTAAACTACCTTCTTAACTGCGTACCCATAACCAGATAGAGTGTCTACGCTTCTGTTATGCGCTGAAAATACCTTCCACGTATCAGCACCAAAAGAAACTTCTTCAGCGTTCGCAAAATTGTCTATTCGAAGTTGTCTAAACTCTTCGATCCAACCAGCTAAGGACCATAGATTTGTTCCAGTTCTTTTTACCATCACATAAAAGGGAAGCATAGGGGCGAGCGCACTAAAACTATTAGGTGTCCTTTTTATAAATCCCTCGGCTAAACTTAAATGAGTATTTGTAGTGTCTATCAATTGGTTTGGCAACAACCCATTGAATCTAGCCGTGGTTTCTGTGTCATAGTCATGTTGCCGCCAGTCGGCTAAACCATCGAAATTCGCGTAAACAGCGGCTTGTGACCAACAAGTGCTACTGGTATCGTCAGGACCTAAAAACGCCATTTTTCTTAAACTGTTGGTGGTGTATCTTGCGTATACAGGCAAATACGAAGAACAAGACGCAGCACAAAATTGGCCACCAGTATACGCTCCTGCCTTATGTAAAAGCCCAAAGCACATGAATTGAAACTTTCCATTCTCGTATTCAACGACAACGACGATCGAATCGTTATTCGCTGTTGAAAATATGTAGTAATTTGGAACAGCTCCAGTTTGTAAAGCGTTGATACAGCATCCACGGCTATGAATGTTATCTGGTTTATGCTGATATCCTGGCTGTTTTGCCCAAGAAGTTGGACCAGATACCAACCCTGTCTGAGAACTCGTGTACGCGTGCACAATGCGAAAAGTAGTCGCTGTTGGAGCATAAGCTGCTATGAGAAAAGAACCATTATAGTCTGTGGTTCCAGATATTGTGACTGTGTCGCCTTGTTTGAATTGATGAGAACCGTTCGTGGTTATTTCGACTTGCCCGCCAGTTTTATTAGAAATGCTGGTTATTGCGATTTCATGCGTCGCTTCAAACCCAGTTGAACCATTCATCGCGATTCCAGTTATTTCAGAATCGTACCAAGTGCTGTACATAGAAGTGCTCAATTCACTAAAGAGAAACATTCTCACGGCTGAACGAAAGTTGAAATACATGACGGTTCCATCAGCCGCTGTTTTTTGTATATGAAGCCGCTTGCCAGTCGTGTCTGCTGAGAGAAGAAGGTTATTAGTAGAATTATCGTTATCCCAAAGGTTTATAGTCCATTCATTGGCTGCGAGAAATACTTTGATTTTTTCAAGTAAGTCTGAAGGACTAGTGGCCGTTCCAGTTTCGTATGCCATAATTACTCCAATTTTAATGCCCAATAATCATAACTCCAACTTCTAAACACGTTAGAAAATAGAACATAAGTATCAGAACCATCAACGATGGTGTCTTCTGCTGAAGCGTTTGGAGCAGGAACCGCTTTACACCCATCGAGTTCACCAAGAACGTTGCCTCCACTTGGATTACCATTCATCAATATCAAAGGAAAAAGACTCAAAGAATCATCGAGATTTTTCTGTAGAACGCGATAACGGGTATATGCATAATTAGTAGTAAATGAATACATATTTCCATAGTTATATGGCCAAACGAGATTTCTTAAAGCAACTACAACATAATCATTTAAATCAAAATTAGCGAACCCCAACCAACTGCCGTGGAGGACTCTTAAAGTGCAATAAGAACCATCTGTGACGCCGTTTGGATCAACAAAACACTTGTGATTGGGGTCCTGATTTGTATATTGATAATCAGATAATGCAAGACCTGCTGCGCAAGAACTTCCACCGATCGCGAGAGGGTATGGAAGTGCAGCAGGAGTCCCATATCCCAAATAAAGTCCAAGATAAGCAGCTTCATAAATCGTCCCCAATCTAGCGACTATGACGATTCTACGACCAGAAGCGACAAACCAATAAGCGATCTTTGCGTTCCAAAGAAGCATAAGAGGAGGCGTATCTTGTATAGCCCCTGGTTGATTCATGAACAATGATTCAGATTGATAGCCGGTGAAACCATTCAACCGCCAACAATGGTAGTCAACTGAACTGCTGAACGTTTGAATGCCGACGTAAATCGCGTCGTCTCCCGCTGATCCTGGTCCCATCGCGAGCATTTCATATTCACTAGAAGTGTCCCAGCGATTGATAGTCCATTTTTGTGTGCTAAGACCATCAGCGACTTCAAAAGTAAATGAATCATCTGCTTGAAACGCTATTCCACCAACGACGATTTCAAACGCGATTATGGCATTGTCATAAGGAGTTCCGACAGTCGCTGCTGTTTGAGAACCAGATACTGAACCAGTCACAGTGAAATTGGTAGCAGACGTGGCCACAAGCGTCCACGTTTCGTCTGGAGCGCCTGCAGATGAGTCATCGACTACACGTTCAGTGCTTATATAGCCATTTCCCACGTTATTCACGTTGGGAATAACGTTAAAAGCCTTTTTTTCGTTGTCTATAAAATCCTTCAACGCGAGCAAAAGGTCTTTGTAATTTTTAACAAAACCAGTCTTATAAGCCATTGATTGTTCCTTATACTACGCCAGCGATAACTCTTCTGTTACGCTTGATAGCGTTTATTATGACTTGCTCACCAGCAATGCCAGTCATAGCATTGAGTATTTCTCGTTTGTCCATCACATTTACAACTTTGAGATTTATGCTTGTTTTTTCTCGCTTTCTATCGTATTCACTGCTTTTCGCGTCTGCGTTTTTCTGCTGTTTTGTCTCTTTAATGGACATCACGCGCTCGCCTCTTTGTAAAATAGCAGGCACCTCGTCAACTCCTAGATGATAGCGCGGAGCATTTTCAAATAGGATAGAAGGAACGTTTCTCATAAAAGTAGGAACGTCTGTTCCTACGATGCCACCTGAGTGCCATCCCATTCCTGTTACAGAATTTACCACTCCTGGTTGTATAGGAGCGTTTGGACTTATCCCAGCAGGACTCAAACCAGGACTTGAACCAGGACTCGAACCAATACTTCCAATAGCGCCCATAAAACCACTAGCTATAGCTGAGAGTATAGTGGTGTTTCCTGCTGTAGGCGTTCCAAGCATTGTTTTTAGAGCGTAGGCCATTTGCTCTTTGATTATGAATCGCAAAAGATCAGACAATAATGAAGCGATAAAAGACTTAAAATTCATCTTACCGGTTATACAAAAATCGCTCAATGCGTCGCTCATTCTGTCAAATTGCTGCACGACGACGTTGCCTAGATTTTTATAAGTGTCTGTCGAGTCTTCGACCCATTGATTCATGCTTTGCCAAAACGTGGCAGGTCCGCGCTGCAATTCTCTTATCTTTTCTAACTCTGCTGCGTATTCCTTGACTTTTCGTATTCCAACGTCGGCCTTTTCTCTCTCAATGACAGACAAGGCCTGGTACGTGGCAGAATTCTGCTGCATCAATTCTCCGTTCGCGCCGAGCACATGACCATATTCTTTCTCGGCTTGTTCCATAAACTTTATCAACTTAGTCGACGTGTCGCGCTGTTGGTTCGTCATACCAATCAGTCTTTCTTCTGTCTGCAAGTCTTTCAGCGCCTGCGCCATCGCTTCTTCGCCTCCAGTCTGCACCTTAGGTGGTTGCTGCACAGTAGATATCGATTGGTTCATCCACGACCAAATGTCTTTCATCGTGTCCTTGAAATCCATCATTGTCGCGCCCGCGGTATTCACAGTTTTTATCACTTGCTTGTTCCATTTCGCTTCGAACGCATCGGCGTACTGCGCGCCACTGGTCAATGCTTCGATTCCTTGTTTGAACTGCGCATCAGCTCCTGCTTTCAGTTCCGCGGCGCCTGCGAGCAGTTTGCCAGTATTGTACAAATGCGCGATGTTCATTTTTTTACCAAGCCAACTGTCAGCAAACCTGTTGTTGACATATTCTATGCTCTTAACTATCTGGGCAAACCCCTTACTAGCATCCCAAGCGAGATATCCTATGCCAGCGGCTGCTATATCAAACAACCCTTTCATGCCTCTAAGTCCGTCGCAAACATACGCGATGCCTTTGGCTACGTAATACATCGCGCCTCTCGTAGTTTCGCCCCACGCAGAAGTCTTATCTTGCGTCGCTTGTACGTCAGTGATCGACTTGAACAACATCGCGAACGCGTCTGCCACGCTTTTTATCGGCGCTAGCAATGGTTCACCCAGCGCTTCCTTTAAGTCGCGTAAACTGTTTGCCATCTTCTGCCAAGAACCAGTCGCGCTGTTTGCTTGCTTGACTGCGCGTTCAAATGCCGCGGTTCCTTGGTCAAGCAACGTGCTAAATACCAACTGTTTAGACGTATTGGCGTCTATCGCGATCCCGTATCGTCGTAAGTTCGTTATCATGCCTTCAGAAGCGCGTGACAGCACCATCATTGCCGACGAAAAGTCCAAGCGCGGGTATTTAGCAGCCAAACCTATGGCAGCTACCGTGGTCTTTTCGAGTTCGTTCGTGGTCACGCCTAGTGACTTTGCGGTGGCCATCTGAGAAAGCACTTCACTAGAACTATACTTGGTCACGTCTTGTATCGCATTGGCAAATTTTCGCAAGTGTGGCAGCACGTCAGCGCTCTCTTGGCCGTATGAATCGAGTGCAGCGTTCAATCTGATTATCACTTGTTCCTGTTCCATCGCTGCGCTAGTCACCGCTTTGATCGCGTAGACCGCAGCGGTAATTGACAACCATTTTGCGGCGAACGTCTCAAGTCTGCCGATCGCTGAGTCCAATGGCCGATTGAACCCCGCGTCATCTAACCGCAAATGTATCAACAAGTTTCCTAAGTCAAGGCCTTCTGCCATCTTTTACTCCAGTAAGTGCTTTCCAGAACGACAAAGACATCGCTGCTTTTGTCTCTGAGTCGAGTTCCTTTTTCGCTTTTTGCACGAACTTTATCAAATTGTCCTCAATCTTCGCGCTTCCACCAAACAATGACCGTATAGCAGCAGTGATTTGCGCTGCGTAGTAATCTTCCCTATGGAATGCATTTACGTCATGCTCTAAGTATGCCGCCCACAGCAAGAAGTCTGACGCGCTTGTCTCCTGCATCAATCGCTGAAGCGGCTGTCCAAGGCGATCCGCGAGCTGTAACCAAATCAACGTCTCGCCTTTTAGTCGTTTTTTGCTTCGACCACTGCTTTCTTGTTCAAACCACTGAGTTCTTCGGCAGCTTTATTCAAAGCAGATACCACGCTCGACGGCCATCTCTGTATTTCAGCAGCGACGACGAGATTTCCTGCGTCGTCATACAAGCACAACGTCAATAGATCAGCTTCTATGCCAACGTAGTTCTTGAATCCTTCGACTTTGCCATTGACGAAATTCACTCGCTTGCTTTGCTTGGTGAGATACGCATCGCGCTCATCTGCGACTAGTTCCTTGAGCTTGAACTGCCTGCCATCGATGTCAACCAGCGCTTCATTGAGTTTCAATGAGAATTTTAATGTGTCCATTTCACTAACCTTTCCTTTCCAAATATGTTTCAAGTAATCACGCATACACTGGAGCTACTTCTACACCGTCGCCATCTTGATTTGAGCAAACGATCTTGCAAGAAGCGACTGGTTGCAGGCCTTCTTGTATCTCATCTGGCAAGAATGAGTCCAACCAACCCCAGAACGAGATTGTGTGCCCATTAGAAAACTCCACTTCGATGAGTTGGTTTACGCCAATTAGGTCCAAAATGTCGTCGTACACCGCGGGATCGTACGCGGCCTTGAACCCGCTGTCAGTCAATGTCTTCAATGCCTTTGGTTGCTTGGTTCTCCATGCAGTGTTTCTCATAGTAGTCGTGTCATTCGCGCCACCCATCTCGATGCCCGGGGGTTGCACAGACTTTTCATATAACACGACGCCAGATACGCCACTGCCACCCTGCGAAAAGGTGATTTTTGTCGAAAACCCATCGTTAATTATTCCCATTTTTTGATTCCTTTCTTAAAATTAAAGTTTTTCTATCGTCACAGTATAATTCACCGTGAAATTAAATCTACGCTCTTCGTCTAAGCCGATATATGTCACCGGTGTTCTTTCACTCGCTGCGCATATTAAAAACTGGTTGCTGTCCACAGAGACCGTGACATTGAGAATCGCGTTCATAACGTCTCTTAACTCAGTTGCCTTTGAAAACGCGTCGGCATAATTGAATGACCTCGTCCGTAATTGTATTCCGCTGTGTTCTACGACGCGTCCGTCACGCATGGATCGCCCATCCAAGATTCCCACTGTGTCATACACACATCCGACGTTTCTTTTGACGTCTGGCATGTGACCTATGTACAATGACCAGTCTGCTTCGTCCAACGGCGACGTCATGACCGCCGCGACTTGTACGAGCAGATTCGCGATCAACGCGGATGGCGCTATGCCTACGTAATTAGCTGTAGTGAAACTCCAGACAACTCCTGCGGTAGTTCCTCCCACATTTTTACAATCGACTCTCCAATAATAAGTCGTGCCGTATTCAAAATCTGAATTAGGAACATATTCTTCCGCGCTCTCATTATCGATAACCTTGACTAGTGCGTCTGGGTCAGTTCCGAGATACGCGTCGACAGTTGTAGTTCTGCTGCCATTTGTCCAAGACAGCGATGAATCTGCCGCGACGTTCGCAGTCGCGTTGCCAGGATCTGGCGTCGTAGCTTGCTCAGGTGCCTCGACTATCGTAGTGAAACTCCACTCCGTGCCGCTCGTCTTTACATCGTCCGCATTATAAGTATCGACACGCCAGGCATATTCGGTACTGTAGCTTAAATTTGCAGGCGGGTCATAACTGGTTGCAAGTTGACCATCGATAACCTTGGCAAGATTGCCGACTATTCCAAACCACAAATCAACCTTGACCGTCCCGCTGCCATTGACCCAGCTAAGGTTCGTGCTTATCGCAACCGCCGCCGCATCGTCCGCAGGACTTGGCGTCGTTGCCGCGCCGGCAGCAGCGTAGGCCGTCCTAAACGTCCATTCGTCGCCCTGCGTCGTTCCCCCTTCATTTACGCCGTCAACCCGCCATTTGTACTCAGTTCCTGCGTCAAAGTCGACAGGTGGGTTATAGCTTGTCACAAGCGTACCGGTCGAGACCGCGCTGCCATATGCCTCACCGACTTTTGCGAGATAAACGTTGACTGTTACTGCGCCCGCTCCGTTCGTCCACCCTAAATTTGCGGCAATACTAACCGCTGTCGCATCGTCGGCAGGACTCGGGGTTGTGGCTTTTGCAGGCGGCGTCACATCTATCGTCTCAACGGTAATAGATACGATATGCGTTACATAGTCACCTGCCATCAGCTCTACATAAGGCGTCGAGCCGGATGTTACGTTGCCGATAAATGGCCCGCTCTGGCTATACGGTAGCACCAACGTCGAACCAGCATTGCCGAGATGAACATAACCATTACCAGCTATACTATCACCTGTATTGCCAACAACCGTAACTTTGTATTCGGTTAATGCTACAATACCTATGGCAACTTCGTTCAGACATTCCGAGCCGTCTCCGACACCTGTATCATCATTATAGATATCAACGCCGGAATCTTCATACCAACCTTGACCGAGTACAAAATCGCCAAGATCGGAAGCAAAATTTCTTTGATAAACTATGGACATTTTAACCCTTCAACAGCCAGCCGATAGCGCCGCTCATAAGCATAAATACAACCGTCGCCCAATTGGGCAAACGATTCCTGACCTGATCGAGAATCACGTCGACTTTGTCCGCTCTATCTTCCAGGCTCTTCATTCTTTTATCAATGCCGCTATGTTCTTTACATGTTTCGTCACAGTTTTCAGTTCTCATTGTTTCCTTTTAGACATTTTTTGCTTCTTGAAATATGATACCTAGTATTTGATCTCTCTGTTCAAGTGCAGGTCTTTCTAAGAATTTTGCCTGTTGATTTTCGCCGCGTTGTACAACTATTTGTCCCTTCTTCTTTCCGCGCTTATGCAACAACAGATGCTTGATATTGTAATCTGCGCCGTGCGCTTTTTCCATGTCTTCGTGCACGTATACTGCGTAGTTCGCTGTGTACCCAACAGTCACGTCTGTGTGAATTCCGCTGCCTTCGCTCCTCACGAACCCACTCGCTTTCAAGTTGCCTGTGTCCACAGGCACTATCTTTTTGCTTTCGCGCAGCAAGAATTTACCGCCTTGCTTTAGACCACGGGCTATGGAACGCCCGTATAGATTAGGCGCATTTTTCATGTTGCCTAAAACTTCGTTTATTCCTGTTACGCTGACGAGTTCCATTATAAATAAACTGTCCTCAAGAATTCTTTTACTCTTAAATTTGGCACCTTAGCAAAACTCTTTATTTCGTATGCGAGATCATTTTGCTTTGGATCCGCCTCGTTTACACTACTGTCTAGCTCTCCAAGCATGAGCATTCCGCCTAGTTGCAAGTCCCTGTCGACAAAGACCTTTGACCTGCATTTTTGCAACGTGCCATCTTTCGCGATGAACTCTTCCGTGGTGTCTTCCCATCTGCAGTTTATCTCGACTGGCGAGTCCCATTGCGGTTGACCGTATTGATCGTACGAAATCGCGATCAACGGCCAGTACACGGCGGCTTGTTTCAACATTTTGGTAATGATGCTCATTCGTCTTCGATCTCATCAGCTTCTTTCCCAAGCCAATCTATGCTTATCTGCTTTGTCACGCCTTTTTCCATCTCTAAGCTCAGCGCCGCGAGTCCACCCGCTGTATCGAGAAGCATCGCGGTCTGGCCTTGTTTCGTCATTTTTAACCCAAGACCTATGCTACTGAGATATGACACAGACACACCACCAGCACCTTCACTAGACGCGCGTTCGTCGCGCATCGCATAAAAATGCGCCGCAAGCCAAGTCTCTATCAACTGTAGTCGATAGTCAGTATACCCAGCGTCCGCGCATCGTTCAGTGACCAATTCGTTGGCGACGACCATGAACGGCGTCATGTCTATCGTTGCATCTATTTCTATGACTTGCGCGATCTCTGCTTCGGTTGTTCTTATGCCACTGTCGCTCATGTCACTGTCCTTTCTTTCCAAAACGCGTCAACTCTGACCTTAGGAAATATGTTCAATGCACTGTCATCGGTCACGTTGATTATCTCTGTGCTGCCGAACTTGCTTTTCCAATCTGCTAAGATGCACTTATCATTGTTCATGAACTTCTTGTATACGCCTTCACTTGGTTTATCGAGTCCTTTATTGTGCCAATTGGCCTTTCCCTTCGTCAAGTGCATGTCAAAACCAAGTAAGAAAATTCTCTTGGCGCCCAATAACAAGACAAGGTTTATGGCTGCGTACCCAGTGTTCTGGTTCCAGCCAAGTGCGTCTTGGTGCAGTCCTCGCATCTGTCTCGGCAACGTCCAGAGCCAAGGCAAGTCTGTCTTCTGCAGATTCGGCAAGTTCGTGAACGTGATTCCTTTGTATTTCGCGAGTTCTTTTTGATTGACCTTAAAAAACTTCCAGTCACCAAACACGCAAACCTTGCACACGTCTGCCCCAAGGGTGTATGCCGCGTTGCAACCAACGGTGAGTTCTCTTTTTAACAAGTCCCAATTGAAAAACTCCAATGACTTGCCACCGCCGATTACGAACGCGTCTCGCCCTTGCCAAATTTTTTCAGGTCTCCACTCAGGCATCTTTTGTCTTAGTCATAAAAGCAGGCGGGGTAGACAAGTCACCCTGTTTACCGCCACCTGCCGGAGAAGAGAGTATTGGTACCTTAGGTGCCACATATTCTTCTAGTCCTGACTGTATTTTCTCGAACTTGCGCTTGAACAACTTGTCTAAGTGATATCGTGACTTTACAATCTGACCTTTCGTGTAGACTACATTGTCTTGAGTATAACACCCACACAATACCTTAAAAACCATGCGAAACTCCTTTCCAAAGAATTTTCTAGTTTCAAGTGCTACGCAGCGGCGCCATAGACGATTCCAGTGTTTCCATTGAAATCGCTTCGGAGCTGCGGCACCATTATCGCCATGACTTTGAAATTCAACTGCAGTCCGCCCTGCGTTTCCCACTGCAAGGTCGTGAGCTCTTGCCCGATGACCATGCGTACGACTTCTGACGTCATCTGCAGCAGCACGACGTCGAACCCAGGCAGGTAGTCAAGCGTCTTGATGTCTGTGATACCTTCGAGTTGTCTTACGCGATCGCGAAGCGTGATGTCTGAGTCGTCTTTCCAGTCTTCGTCGAGATAGGCATCCCAGCCCGTGCCGACGTACAAGGTCCACGGCCCGTAGTAATATGCAGCCTTGGAAAGTTCTCTCATCGCTATGACCTCGGTCAAGAACGTTTTAGGCGTCCATGCGCTGTCGGTCGGAGCAGTGAGCACCTTTGGCAGCACACCCGAGAAGTTGATCAGGCCGGCGACCGTGCCTCCACCAAAGGAGTACGAATCCCTGACGCCAATGGTGAGCTTCTCGCATTCCTCGGCCACCTTGCGAGCGGCGAGCTCTGCCATAGTCGTGTCCAGCGGAGACCCGCCATTGCGACTCGCCATGACCTGGCGCGCGCTGAAATGGAAATCCTTGTGGATGATAGGCAGCGGCAAGTTGACCAGCCCAAACTGCGGCCTGTCTGGCGCGCCTTGACGCAAACCATCCATGCTTATTGTCGCAGCTTCGATGTCACTCACGCTTTCCGATTCCAATGATGTCTTGCCCATGCCGTTTGGAATCGTGTACTGCAGACCAGCGCCGCGAAGGTCTCCGACGAGCTTCAACCTTGGCTGGGCTGCCTTGATCACCGCCGCGTCGATCGCGAGCCAGTCATTCTTGCGTAGTGTCGCGTTCGCGTTCGCCACCGGCACGGCCTTGAAGGTGCCATCCTCGTTGTTTACCGTCATGTACGTCCGGCCATCCTTGCCGATGAACGGCCTGAGGACTTGGATGTTGAAATTGTTGTCAAGCAATCTCGTGGCGACATCGCCAGAGGCTTGTCCATTTAAGATAAAATCGTCCATTTGTGTTTACTCCTTATCAAAAGTTTTTGTTTTGTACGTTTGTGCTATTTCCTGCTTACATGATCCTGACTGCGCACAGTCCACCCGCGGCGTTCGCGCTCGTGGTAAGGTCAAGGGCCTCTTCAGCTACCGCGATTGGCACCTCGGAAGCAACTACCTTCACCAGATAGCCAAGGCCATCACTGCACAGCTGGTCGCCTGCCACAATGTCCTCGCCGTCGGCTATAAGAGCATTGACTGTGCTGCCCTTGTTAGGGAGTATGTACGACACTATTGCGTCGTCTTCGTATACCTCCAATACGTCATGACCTTCATATAGAACGTCTTCCTCTGCGAACGCTGCCTCGGCATACCCGCCGGCTGTGGCATGCACCACTACTTCGCCGCTCGAGTTAAGCATCAGCAAATTTCCTGGGAGTATCCCAGCGGCGCCGGCGACGGCCTCTTCGTGCCTGAAATCGCCCTTGCCGTGTATCGTGCTCTTGCTCATTTTCTTGTCCCTTTCTCAAAAAGTTTCTTGTTATTGATTAACCTACGCGTGCTATTTCTTTTTTTCAAAGTTCATTGTTGGAAGCGGGAGCGCAGTCTCTGCGTTCGCATTATCAACGGGTGGGTCGCCCTGCCCGGCGAAATTCGCTGCCTGTCTCTTAGTCACGGGTGTAGCGGCCAACGCGGCAATCCCTCGCAATTCGGCGAGCTTCTTGCCGTCGAGTTGCTCCTTCGTGAACACGTTCGCCTTGTTAGCGACGATCGCAGCCACAAGCCTCGACTTCTCGGCGTTGTGCGCGGCTAGTCCGCTGCGGAGAACATCCTGCATCTCTGCCGGGGCGTTGGCCACGTACTCGTCCACGGTCTCGCACGCGGCATTCTGCGCGGCAGCAGCCTTTTCTTCTTCGGCGAGTTTCTTCGCCTTCTTTTCCTCGTCGGTCAATTCTTCGTCTGCCTTCGCGTTGTGTTCCGGAACGACCGGCGTCATGAGCGCAAGAAGCTTTTCGTCTTGAGCCTCGAGCGCCGCCCTGTCTTCCTCGACAAATTGCGTGAACTCGTTGGCTATCAAGCCATCTATCAGTTCTTTCTTGTCCATTGTTTACTCCTTATTAAAATGTAATTAGTTTCTACTTGCGTTATATCGTTGAACTCTGTTTTTACACAACGGTGCCGACAAAGATCCTGCGATTATCTATTCTTATGTATCCATTCTTGACGCTCGCGCGTTTGAAGTACTCTATCTGTTTGAGACGCTTGTCAGCCTCTTCCTTGGTCTTATATGGCCCGCCGAGATTCTTCTTGCCGTCTTTTGACTGCACGAAGAACTTATTTTTCTCCTTGACCACGACGTTGCCTGTGATCACTTGCTCGTTCGCCGTCACATAGTTCGTCTTCCGCACTACCTCAACAGGCAAACCTTTTAATCTCAACTTGCCGTCAGTGCCCGCCCCATACCCCTGCTTAAATGACTTGCCACCATTCTCGTACACGAACTCTGTGTCCCACACGTCGACAACGTAACAACCGCTAACAATTCCGTCTTTGCCAACTAGTGGCACCAACGCCTGGAGAGCTTGTTTAACTTCGTTGTCGCTCAGTTCCGCGGCGTTCAGTCTCAAGAATCCGGCACCGTCCATGATCGAGCACGCGCCCTTCTGGTCAGGCAGCAGCGCGAGATGGTCTGGGCGATAGTTGCGAGCTATTTGAGAATACTTCTTTCCCTCGAACTCGCCCTCCATTGATTCATTGTCGGTGTATAGTCCCGTCGAGAGTTCCATCACTTGCTTTTTATTTATGGCAGCCATCACGCGAGTGTCGACCGCTTGAACGCGAGTCTCTTCGAGCCACGCTTCTGCTTTCAACTTACCGCCGTCGAACTTGGCGTTCATTATCAGACCAACCTTGCGCGTAGACAGTATCTCGGGGGAGCACGCGCTACAACCTTGACCATTCGCTGACGGATGGTATACTACCACAGGCTTATGATTCCATACCTCTGGCGTCTTGCTAAGCTCACTGGCAGGGTAATAGAGAGGGCCATTGCTTCCTGCGAAGACACCCTCAGTCAGCATCACCATTGGCGCGACAAGATAGTCGCGGCCTTCCATTGCCTCATGCCTCGCATTGCCCGTGAAATTCATTGTCACGGATTGAAATTGATTTTGAGTTATCATTCTTTGTCTCCTGTTATTTCACGCGACTTCTTTTTCTCTTATGGTTTCAACCACGGGAATCCATGAACACCGACAGTTTGGATGAAGCGGGATTTGCCCGCGAGCCTCGTCCGTTGTCATGACAGTTCCCTCCATGTTCGCGCAGTCGTCGCACACTCGATCGTCGCCTGCCGTGCTCCACTCTGCTTCAGCGGACACATTCTCAATCCCGAGTTCGTCAAACGCGTCGAGCTGTCCCTCGGCGTGGGCTGAGATTATCTCAGTTCGTGCTATAGCCTCGGCTCGCGTTCTCGACAAGCTTCCTATTTGGTCGACCATGTCGCGAGCGATTTTCGACGGCGCGCTGCCATCTATGAGCCCGTTCGCGAGCGTTCGCGAAAGTTTCTGACTCATGGCGTCGGTCACGCCCTTGAGGTCGCTGTAGCTGCGGGTGTACAACAGCTTCGCCTTCGCTATCGACTCGGGCTGGTTGAACGCGGAACGGAGGAAGTCTTCCTTGGTGCCGCGATAAAACCTCGTGTATCCCTGCAGTTGCTCACCATGAGAATCCACGTATGCCCGCGTCATGCCTTTCTTGTACGCCGACTCGACGTACTTGTCGCCGTAGCGGACTAGTATTCCCGCGTCTATTTGCTTCTGCAGCCAGCGCTCGAACTCCGCGACCTTGCGGTCGTCGGTCAAGAACGCGAATTGGCGAACGGCATTAGTTACTAGTCCGAACGCGTCGTCCGCGACCAACAGTTTCGTCACCTCCGCGGCGATCTTCGCGAAGCGCTTACGAGTGTCCGCAACATACTTCCTGCGAAGCATCGTCGTGCGGGTTGGATCGAGTTTTAAGACGTTCTTAATCACTTGTTTTTTGGCTCATATACTTTTGCTTTTATCGTAGTATTTCCCAACGCGCGTGCGATTTCGGCACGATGATGCCCATCCCAAAGCATGTACTTGTCGCCATTTTTAACCACAGTTATCGCGCCTTTCAATGGACCGTACCTACCTTCTAAAGACTCTTTTAACCAGCCAGCTTTTACGTTGCCTTGCAAGCTGTGATACAGCGCGTTTATTGGAATTTCTTGTACAGTAGAAGTCTTTCCTTTGGCTTTGTCAACACCACCTGGAAACGACGATGCTATCATTTCGTTATAATCCAACTTTGCTAGACTACTTATCATCTCTTCTTTTGAAGAAAATTTTGGATTATCTGCGCCCTTACCCTGCGCCCAGTGAGGCAGCGCGGGATTTTCAGGTAATGATACGTCTTTAACCTTGACCCATCCAGTACCTTTGCTATCCCCTCCGCTCCCACCCTCTCCAGAACCGCCCACCTCGCCCGGCCGCCCTTCATGCCCGAAATTGCCACTTCCTTCGCCACCGTTGCCAACGAAGATCTTCCTGCCTTCTATCATGGCATACCCATTTTGATTTATATTGATCGTCATTGTTCCACGTTCATCCGTGTCAAAATTTCTTTGTTTTACTTAATGTACTTGTATGCTCGTTCGGGTTAAACAATACTACGGTATAGGCATCTTTTTGATTATCAATCGCGCTATAGTCTGAATGCTGTGCACCTACATAACCGGCTTTTTTAAGAACGCTAATAAATTTTTCAACATCTTTTGGTTCATATTCACCTACGCGTTTATCAAACATGCTGTATATGAGATCATCTTTAGGCCAAATCTCTTTAGCAATGCTTGAAACTTCTTCTTGAGTCGCGATTTTGCCACCCGCGAACGCAGTTTCATAAGTTATAGCTTTTCCATGCTCATTCTTAGTATTTGCATTATAAGCTTTAGCTTCATCTATTGACGGTGTGAACCACGTCGGCACATCGTGAAACTTTGAAAAATTCGCGGCCCCAGTATGATATAACGTCATGCCTTTCGTAACAGCGTAGGGCTTTGTAACGTCGAACTTTTTAGATGATGAAGTTTTACTGTCGTCCTTTTTACTTTTACCTTTTGCGCTGCCAAGTTGCTGCTTAATAGCTTCGTCCTTTGTCTGTCCAGGTTGTACGTATACGTGTTGTCCACGCACAGTAATCCATTCAACATTGTCCCAGTCAACGTCTTCGTCAGTATTCTCGACTGGCTCAGGCGCCGGTTCCGGTTCTGGTGGCGGATTGTCCACGGCGTATTCTTCTGCCTCCCGCAGTGTAGCTTCAGTCTCGTCAGCAGTCATTCCCATGAACTGCGTCAGGAACTGCTGTGGCGGCACTAGTTGGTCCACACCGCCAGCCACATACTTGGCGCAAGCGTCGGTCTTCTTCACTGCTACGTCGGCCTTCTCAGCATCCGTGAACATGGCTAAGTCTGGCCAGTCCACGCGATACTCTTCAACTTCTGGCAGCGCGCCAAACGCGATCAATCTGTCGACGAACGGTCGCAACACTCTTGGAGTCAAATATGTATTTTGCCTATGCGACACGCGACGGTTCCAAGCCTTCGCGTCTTGTGACGAAGCTAATTGAGCAGCCTCGCTGCCGACAAATATCCTGTACGGAATCTTCAATGCGATGCAGAGATATTTCAATTGCTGTTCAAGATGCCCACTTGGATCTGCCACTTGCGGACTGAGTTGCTTGGCAGTCACCCCAGACACTGCGAGCCAACGTTGCAAGGAATTGCTGTATAGTTCCATCTGTTCTTTAATGCTGTCTTTATCCATTGTCGCGCCAACTTGGTCAGGATTGACCTCGAACACCGTGCCAGGAAAGCCACCCTTCCAGAACATCTCGCCCGAGCCTCCAAGTATCTTCCTGATGTCGAGCAACCTATTATACACTGACTTCATCCGCGGCGTGCCAAACGTCTCGCTCGACTGACACCCATCTGCCACATGCAGGACGCGCGTCCAATGGATGCTCGACGTGATAATTGAGTTTGGATTCTGGAACTGTACCGAATATTTAGTCGGCAGGCCGCACCGTGGACTCGAAACGTCCATCTCAGTCTCAGACACGGTGACGCTTAATTCGCTGAACGCCTTTAGATACAGCAGTTTATGTGCCACTGCGTCAGTCTTTTCTCCAGTCTTCTCGTCTATGCCCGCGACTGGTTCGTTGAGTTGCAGACCGTCGTCTATGCCAAGCAACAACGCACCGAAGCGACCTATCCCACTGAGCACATCGATTGTCTGCAGATACAACAGCAAGTTTCGCTTCTTCTGCAGCGCAGTCCACGCCCTCTCAAATTCAGTCTCGCCTACGTCCTCGGTCTCGTACACCTCTGGCGCCACGCCCCACGACTCGTCAGGCATGACTTCCACGACTCGTGTACCTACGCCTTCGCGATCATACATACGTTGATAGTCTTCAATGGTTGGATCGTTTATCGGATACCCACACTCGACGTCGATGTCGCGCTTGGTAGACATCAGTCTCGCAAGCACATCGCGTCTAAACAGCGAAGCGTTATTGGTCAACGAATTGTCAACTTTCTTCTTTGTCAACTCCATCCACCTACTACCTTGTGAGTAGTCAATTCAGCGAACGCGCCACTAGATGCGTCGACTTGGTCCTTGAACCGTCCCAGCGGGAAATAACTCAACTCGCTTAAGTAATCTACGTTCCACACTGCGGGTACCATCGACGCGTTTCCGGCATTCACTTGCACTGAAAACGGATCTGCTCGCAGTGCCTTATTTCCCACAGGTCTGTCTGCCGCGACGTTGAATCCAGCAAGATTTTTTATCGTGTCTTGAGCAGATTGCTTTCCGCCACTGCCTGGTTCTTGTTCGATCCTGCTGAGCACCGCGACGCCGTCGAGTTGCGTGGTGAACTTTATAACGTCTTCGCGTTGTGCGCTGTCCCACTGACCTCTGACGACGTCGAGTACCCAGAAATGCTTTTTGTTGTCTATGCCCATCTTCACGCCGACCGTGTAGCAACCGCCGCCCTCAGTACCAGCTTTGTCCCAGTATCGCACTACGCGGATCAACTTGCTGCCATTCAACTGTTCAACTCTGAATCTGTCTGTCTTGAACATTCCGCCGCTAAGCGGGACTGGGTGCTGAAGGTATTGACCAGAGTACCCATACTCGCCAAGCGTCGCGCGCTTCTCCTCGAGCGTCGCCCGAGGAAGTCTGACCGGGTCCATAAGCCCGTCCTTGTAATTCGCCTGCAATTCTATTGGGCGCAAGTTTTCTGAAACCTCGGCGGGCAAGCAAATGAACTTGGTGTTCTTGTTCTTGACTAGCATGTTGGCGGTAGGATCATTTTGATGCAATCTCTGCATTATCAGTATAGTCGGCGTCTTTGCTTGATTGACTTTGCGCTGTCCTAGCGTCTCTGTCATCCACGCGTTGCAAGTCCTCATCTCGACCTCGGACACCGCAGAGTTCGGATTTATCGGGTCGTCTATCACCAACAAATGCGCGTGAAACCCAGCGACGCCGCCCATGCCCACGCCCATGCGCATGCCTCCTCGGTCATTAGCGAAGTAAGACTTCGTGTTCTGGTCGTCCTTCAGCGCCATTGGAAAACATTTCTGATATTTCGACGACTGCACCAAGTCTCTATTCTTGCGCGACAAGTCCATCGCCAAGTTGTGCGCGTATGATGCGCCGATGATCCTAGCTGAACTCATCCTCGTCCACGTCCACGCAGGCAGCATCACGGACGCGAGCGTGGATTTCGTGGAACCGGGCGATATGTTTATGATTAAATCGTATAGCTTGTCGTTTCCCGCGACCATGTTCTCGACGACTGCTTGCAGTTCTTTGCACAAATATGAGATATGCCAGTTATCGATGAACGTCTCCATTACGCACATCGACCAGAATTCTTTGACGAACTCATAAAAACTTTCGCGCGTTATAGACGCAATGAGATCATATTCGCTGTATCTTTTTTCTGAGCCAAAGCGTGTGGCAAGCAATAAGTTTTTTCTTTCTTCGATGCTCAGTCCCAGGCGATCGACGCTAGATACCTTCTGTTCTTCCTCCCCGGGTTCCAAGACACGCATCGACTTGTCCACATGCAACCCGCACCAAACTGTGACGTCTGTCATCCCAAAACTGCTCTCTACCACGCAATAGTCATATTGCTCGTGTCCAAGGTCAGCGGGCGACCTAAAGTCAACCCTGTCCATGCGCGCTCGCGGAGTAAAAACGAGCAGTTCTCTGAGCGCTTGATGTGCTGTCTTTGGCTTTTGACTGATCCACACGCCGTTGCCCTTGGACCAAAGCCACATTAGCAGCGCATTCCTCGCGCCTCGCCCACCGCGCACGACCATGTGCGCTCTGTCGTCGTCGAACACAGGCTTCAAATAGTCAGGCATTTTTATGTCAAGAGTTATGGGCACGCGCTATTCCACGCTCACTTTCACAGTAGGGTTGAACTTGTCATTGAGAGGCTTGTACACGCGCTCGTCTATGCCTTCCGCTATCTTATTAGCTATGTCCATGTGGTCGTCTGCGCATACTTCTTTTATGATCGTCAATATCTGCATGATTATGAGATTGATTACCTTGACGCTCACCTTGTCGTCGGCGTCTTTCTCTATCTTAGCAGCCGCAAGAACCATGTCCTTGACGTTGAGCATCGCTTGCCCAACTGTGTTTATCATCAAAGCCTTAGTCTCTTCAGTGAGTTTCGTGGCGCGCACATCGTAGAGCGGTTGCGAAAGACGCAGCGCCTCCATCGCAGCTGAGCGCGCTATAGCAACCTCTTCGTATAAGTTGACTTGCGAATCGTGTGACCGCGTCAAGAAATCAGAGACTCTCCGCGAAAGTTCTGGTCCTAAAGCTTCAGAATAGAGGTCCTTGCTTGGCATGATCGCATTATATCACTTCGATTTTGGTCGTACATCTTTATTTTTATACCAACTGGTTAAAGGTCTTTTCCACCATTTTCTTCGTAGCCTCGCACACAGTCTCAGCGAACCCGTTCTCCAAACGCCATTGATATTGAAGCGTCCATCCACACTCAAATGCGAATTCCTTGAGCGTGAGCCCTGCCGCGACGCGCGCGCGCTTGAGTTCGTCAGGGTCGAATGTGTATCGCATGTCTTGAAGCTTAAACAACACTTGGTGCTCCTTTCCAATGACACTTTTTGAACTTCTTTCCACTGCCACACGGGCACGGCTCATTGCGTCCTACGCGCGGCGGGTTGCGTCCAAGTTGCAATTCAGCGGGCACAGGCTTCATCTCGACAAAGTCACTCAGCGACCGCCCGTTGTGCATCAGTTTCCTGATCTCTTCTTCTGTGTAAATGTTTCCGTTCGTCATATCACTCATTTAGACTCCTTTCTATTGTATGCACCATTGCGTACTTCTACATCTTTGGCTAAATTGTTCGTGGCGCGCAACTTACGCTTAACGCGCTTGAACTTCAACAACAGTCTACGCACCTTTGACCTGAGTTCTGATAATTTCATTTCGAATCCTTTCGTTTCACTTGTAATCCCTGAATTGTTGATAACATTTCCTAGTCTCCATAGCGCTCCAATAAAATCTTCATGTATTTCGCCAACTGCCACAACGCCCACTCAATCAAGCCCAACCGCAAGTATCCACGACCCTCGCATAGCGGGCACTTGACGCCGGTCGACTCGAGCAGATCCCGGCATTTACGCCTATAACACGGTATTTTCACTTGGAACATGTTTCTCTCCTTTCTGATACCAAGACGCCGTGCGTCGCATCTGCTCTACCATCTCGCGCACCTTGACCTGCAAATTGCTCAAGTTCTTGCGCTGCGACGCTTGTTCTCGCGCTAAGCACTTTTCTAACGCGAATACTCTGTCCGATAAGAGGTCCACACGCTCAGTCAACAACTCGATTTCAGTTTTCATAATTCAACACCTCTTTTATCTTGATCGCGATGACTTCAGTCACCAAATGCTTCCGTTCATCCCGCTCTATGTTCATAACTCTAACGACGTCCCAGTCCAGTGCCTCTGCGCATTGACGCCACGTCAATTTCTTTTTTAACCTCGCCCGCTTGAACTCGACTCCGTTGATGACATAACTCAATCCTTCACGTTTGAACAAGTTACCTAGCATGGAACAACCTCCCATGACACGAGCGGCAAGCGCACCGCCGCGACTGCAACAAGGCAAGCGCTTGCTCAGGACTCTCAAGCAACACAAACCCTTTCACCGATTCTGGCGCCCGCTTGCCAAGCACGTCACCTGGATCGGCATACAGCACCCACTGCGTGCTGCGCAATTTCACTTCACCACAAAACGGGCAGTGACGGTCTGGCGCAAGCGCATCCAACAGCGCAAGCCGACACTCTTGAGCATACCGCGCATGCCATTCAGTGCGAGACTCGTTCCATGCACGCACGCGCTCATGTTTCAACACTTTTTCTGCTTGCGCTCGCGCTTTGAGCGTGTTTGCAGCATTTCTAAACACTCGCTTCATGCCATAGTGTCCCTTTGGCTTTTTTGGCAGTGATATTTTCATTGCCTTCGTGTATAAGTCGCGACCTGTGTCCTTTGCCGCTTGTTTGAACAACTTATCTATATGATTTATCATTTTTTTCCTTCAAAACTTATCAAAATCGCTATTTTAAGACTCAGCTCTTATGACCTGCATACGCTTTTTCATCGGGACCAATATACAAAAATTTGGCATCTTTGCAGTCAAACTGGGTAAGATTTCATTAAGTGCTTATATTCTATATACTTATACTTATACTTGAGATTTTGACTTATCGTATCTAATATAATATAAAGGGTCATACCTTCAGTTTCCTCGGTTGCCCAAATTGTAGGATTTTTTTATATGCCCTGGACGAAAAATCGAGTGCAGGTCATAAGAGCTTTGATACCTTGAAATCGCATTCACGGTCATAGACCTTGGAGCTGCACTACTGCTCTTTTTAATTCTTCGAGCAGCGTATTTCCGCAACCACGACTGTCTTTAGGCAACACGGCGAAGTCTAGTGTCTGCAGCGTGCTTCCGTTCGCGTCTTCAATCAATATACTCGTATTTTTAATCCTGACTACCAAGCATGTGTCGCCTCGCGCGCTGAGTTTCTCCATCTGCAGTCTCTGTAGAGTGGTCAGTCGCCCGTTGTCTCGCTTAAACTCGAGCCATCCTCTGAATCGTGTGTGACAAACGTAGCGGTCTGGCAATCCATTTTTGCCCATCGTCGAACCTACCATTGGTATAGTCTCTGCGCTTGCTGCTTCGAGTTGTCGGCAGAACCACCTCGTGAATGCGCTTTCATTATTAAATTTCATGCTTTTCTTTCTGTTTTGAAGGCATTGCAAACAGTATATCCCGCAGATGCGAAGAGGTCATCCATTTGCCGCATTGTAAATGGACATTTTGCATTGCAGTCCATACACGTTGGAATTTCTCGGAAATTATACTTTTTCACCTTTTCTTTCAGCGTCATTTTTTCCTTCCTTGACACTCAATACAAATGATGTTGTTTCCTACTCGCCACTTTCTTTTCCACAGACAGTACACATTAAAACTATTGTAACCGTACCAGAAGGTGCGTTGTAAATATAGCGGACACACGATCGTTCAACATTTTGTCTCATAAATCTTATCTTTCGCATATTGCGTTTATTCCTCTCATTCTGCCGGTTTTTATCTGGACACCGGCAAACCAGTACATTTGAAGGTTCTGCAATGTCGTCGATTCGGTCGAACGACTGCCGTCTATGAGTAAAAAGTTATTTTACTCGATTCTTATGATGACTGCCGTTTTCGTGATTCTTGCCGCGAACCTTCAGCTTACAAACCGGACAGTATTTAGGACTTGTTCGTGTTTTCATTTTCCTATCCTTTCAATAAATATTATTATTCCTGGCCGCTGGCAGGATTTCAGTCAGTATGTCGCCCGAAGCGTTACGCCTACCCGCTTTAAGACTTATAAGGCTTTCGCCCCTTGCCCCATATTTTAGAAGGGACGGCGGAGGGAAGGGTTTTGGGTGGGGTTGCCGTCCCTGTAATTGTTAAATTGTCAAAGAACTTCTGGCCTAATTATTGCTAAAAAATCAACTATAATGTACTTCTATTAGTTCACCTTCTTCGAGGACGCAAACTTGAAGAGAACAAGCAGAATCATACCCGTTTGATGTTTCGCCTCCCTTGCTTGCATTACCAAGAATCACAAAACCAAACTGCTCGACCGTACATCTCTGTACGATTCTTCCGGCATCTTCACCTTGAGTAATAACTGCTAATTTTCCGCCTGGCAAGTCTTTCATCGGTATCGTTTTGGGTATAACTTCGTTTTTTAATCTGCAACTCATTTTTCCTCGCTTTCTCTAACCGTTATAATATAACTCTTGCCGTTTAAGGTATAACGAACCTCTACGATTTCCGGTTCTGCTGATGGCCGAATCGCTCGCCTGCGACAGAAGTTTCAGCTTCACCTGCTCGCCGATATCCTTGCCGAACCGCTTCTCCAACAGCCGCCTCGGCGCCCTCGCTTTCCGGCGGCCCAATCGCCTCTTTTACATATTTTGCAGCCTCCTCGAGGTGCAGAGATTTTTCCGGTTCATCTTTTTCTTGTGCAAAATCAAGATGGTCAGAAATGTCGGCCAGTATATCTCTTAACCGCTTAATTTCAGCCTTTAACCTCTCCATCTCATCCACCCGTGTAGCTTTGCGAAAAGCGGAAATAGCTTCGGCTTCATTAAAGCCGTCCACACCAACTCTACACATAACACACACTGTTTTACACGTACCATCATAATATCTTGGGAGTTTTATACCACCTCCACGGCCGCATTTAAGCTCACTCATTTTTCCTCACCTTCCTTCTCACTAACATACAGCTCTACGCACCTATACCCTATGGCTTCATAGGCTTTAATTGCCTCTGCGATGGCCAACTTGTGGGGGTATCGTTCACCATCTTTGTTTGGATATGTGAAAAACATCCGCCAAGAATTGTGTACTGATTCTGTAATGAACCAAATATATGATTTTTGTGTCTCCGAGGCCAACATTTTAATTCCATAATATCGCATTATTTTTCCTCGCTTTTATTTGGAGTATTTCTGCAACAATTCTTAAACTTTTTCCCGCTACCGCAGGGACAAGGTTCATTCCTATTTACTCTCGGCGGTTTTCTCGACAATTGTTCTTCTGTAGGAGAAATTGTCATTGGCTTTAGAAAACGTTTCGTTTCCGCAGAAGCGCGTTCGATTTCTTTTAGAAGGTAGATTCTTCCGTCTCTTGTGTCCATTATTTTTCCTCGCTTTCCGGTGGATTGATTTCCCCCATTTAAATTCCATTTTTGTTCTCCAAAAATATGTTCTTCAACATTTTGATAAGTTTATTTCGGGTCATTTTATCACCTTTGTACATATCTACGAATTGCAGATTTCATTTGTTCAATTTTTGCCTTTAACCTCTCCATCTCATCCACCCGTGTAGCTTTGCGAAAAGCGGAAATAGCTTCGGCTTCATTATGAGCAAAAACATTAACTTCGGTTTTGCAGTCGCCATAACAATGAAATATCCATCTATTGGGAGTGCCCGTATCTTCCCACATATGAATACTTGTTGCTCCGCATTTCCCGCATTTAAATTCCATTTTTATTCTCCAAAAATATGTTCTTCAACAACCATTATATTTGCTATTGGTGGGGAAAGCTGTTTAAATATATTTCTGCCCTACGTCTGCTATCAAACTGAAGTGCATCATTGACGTCCGATGTAATTACATACATATACGGCGATGCGGTTGTGCAAGAAAGATAAACTGTTCTACTATTACTGATTTCTATAAGATATTTTATCATTCTTCATTCTCCTTTTATTTCCCTCTTCTTGTCGCGATATGATGCTCTATGAGGGGACATTTGCCTAACTCATACAACCTGCATATCGCTATCCCATTTCCAGTAAACGGTATAAACTTTTTACATCGCTTACAGTCTTTATCTCGTACCTGATAATCAATCAATTTTCCGTTGATTCTCTTTTTCATATTTTATTATTTCTTCCCCCGGCAACAAGCCGAGGGGTATAGCTTTTAAGGTCTGGTTTCTAATCTGGTTCATAAATACCCCCGCCTGTGTTTTTACTGTTAAGCAAGCGGGGTCAAATCATCCCTCAGGATTTTTTACAGTTCTTCTTCGCGGCATAAAGCCGCTAACCATAGTCCCATTTCTTTGCTGGGCCTTTCACTGCTTTACATGTCTTCCGTAAACCATCGCGAGCTTTTATTCCGTTGAACTCATAGACAACCAAGTGGCGCTCTCTGTCACTTATGTCGCTTACCCAAATTAGGATTATCCTCACGGGATAAATCATTACTTTTCAATCTCCACTTCTTCACCTAAAGAATAAGCTGTGCCTCGTATTGCGTTATCAATATACCCGCCAGTCGCATAATCCTGCGGGGATGTCTCGTTACAAGGACGGGCAATCGGCCAACTCCAGTGCTTAACACGGTCTGTCGTCAGTTCCGAGCAGGAATAATCAGTCAAGTTCTCTTTTCCGATAATCAAAGGTGTACCCATACCGATTAGCTCGAGCAGGTGCTTTTCGTAAGGCATATTGTACTTTTCGGCAATGAATAGGTCGTCTTTGGCGATTTGTTCTTTTGTTAGTGCCGGACTTATTGCCCGCACTTTCATCTTACCGCTGTATCCAGCAACCATATCCGATAATCTTACAAGTCTTACGCCCTTGTGGTCAAGGATTCTATCATTGCCGTTCTCATCTTTAACCTTTAATTTGAACGTCGTACTTTCAAAAACATATACACAGCCGGTATGAGCCTTAAAGTCAAGATAACAGGCATAATCTATTTTCCGCTTGCCGTCTTTATCCCTTGCCTCATAGAGAGCCTCGGCCAGTTGTAAAGTCATTATCTTGGCCGTGCCGATATGTGAGTACAGCTCTTTGGTCTTGTGAATCCTGTTTGCAATCCAGTCGCGAAGCAGTCGAAACCGCATCAGTGAGCAGAACCAGATTATTGCAGAACTGATAGCCCCCTTGCCGTGAAACAGGATTACATAGCCATCATTAAACTGTATTAGTCGATAGTTCATTGTATTTCTCCTTAAAACATTCCGGTTTTTCACCATTTATACCAACTTGTATGCTATACGTCTCTACAGAACGTAAGATATTTCCCTTTGGGTTGCAACTTGTATGCTGGCATTGTTCATAGAAACAACACGGATGCTTGCTTATCATTTTACTATCTCCCTATCAAAAATCCACCTATCCCGCCGCAAATGGCGGTGATTTTACGGCAAAGCCGCTCCTGTCCCTACAACATATTCCTCTGGATATTCTTGCATTAACTCGCCCTCATCAATAGTGTCGCCTGGGGACATATACCTTTCCCAAACGCTTATGCAAATATCGCACCAATAACTACTAAGTAAATCTCCTCCGTCCACTTGAACGTGGTAATACATCAAAGTTCCTTCAGGAAATTCTCTGGCACACCCATAACAAGAGTGAATTTTTCGGGTTTTTACTTTTTTATGCTGTAATGTTTCCATATTATTCCTATCATTTTCCTATCAGCAACCCAGCCGCAAGTCCGGCTAAAGCGCCGATAATACCTTCTGCCTTTTCACTCGTCGCGCTGACAACGCCGTTAGGGTCAATCGCAACGTCCTTAAAAAGAGTGGCCGATTCAAACCTCGTACCATCCGGCAAATCGAGTTTAACCGTCGCGCAACCGGACAGCCACATCAGTATTGTTATTATCACCGCTGCCCACAAGAACAACAAGGCTATTGCTATTGCGGTTCTCATTTAGCCTCCTGTTCTATGAATTGTTCTTGTACCATTTTTAAGAATATCCTGTGGAACTTCTTTGAAAAGCAGACCGATGCCTTTAGGCGAGTTCGTCAACAGGCCGCTTTTCCGCAAATGTTATATAGCCTTATTCCAGCGAACCTCTGTTTTCAGAGTTTAATTGTTGATTTGCTTTATATGCCAACGCAACAGCCTCAAGAAAAACTATTACCGCTTGGTATTCGGCGAGATATCGAGCGTTGTTTTCGTGAGTTTCTTCGACTCGCAATTTGAACTCTGCCATTGTCCCTTTGAAGCAGCCGCACCAAACAACATCATCATCCACGCAATACATCATTTGGCGATTGGCGATTGACTGAACCAATCCCTTCGAGATAAACATATTTTTTAGGCAGGTTAGCGCCGCACAGGTTAGCGCCGCGCAGGTCAGCGCCGCGCAGGTTAGCGCCGCGCAGGTTAGCGTCGCACAGGTTGGCGTCGCGCAGGTCAGCGTCGCGCAAGTTGGCGCCGCGCAAGTTAGCGTCGCACAGGTTAGCGCCGCGCAGGTCAGCGCCGCACAGGTTAGCGCCGCGCAGGTCAGCGTCGCACAGGTTAGCGCCGCGCAGGTTAGCGTCGCACAGGTTAGCGCCGCGCAGGTCAGCGCCGCACAGGTCAGCGCCGCACAGGTCAGCGCCGCACAGGTCAGCGCCGCACAGGTTAGCGCCGCGCAGGTTAGCGCCGCCTTTAACCGCGGCTTCAATGGCGAGCCGCCACGTTTCAGTTTCTATTGTAAATAAGACGCGACTTGTCCATCGGTTTTTAATTTCTATTTTCATTTTCCAGTTCCTTTAAAAGATTTATCGCTTCTTGAAGTTCGGGCGAATAGCCACCCTGACTGCCCACTTCGAGGTTGTTCTTATTATCGTCAAAACGCCATTTCATATCCATCACCATCCAGTTAAGAGTTTTAATGATTCTTTGTCTTAATTCTTCTGACATTGCTTGTCCTTTCATAACACTTCGTCGCCCCACGCATCCCATCCAGGCACCGTCTCGCGCAAATAGTTCTATCTTTGGCAAGTCTTTCCTGAACATGCTTGCTATCAAATCTCTAAACTGCGCGGGCTTTCGGCTGTGCGTCATCTTGTCTCGAGCGAATTCTTGCAGTTGTCTCACACGGTGATTGGTCAACAAGTCGTGCGGTTGGCCGCGCGTTCCAAGCAGCGAGTCGTCTTTGGCGATGCGTTCGACAGGCAACGCGCATAGTTCTTCGATCGACATCATGTTATATGGAACGTAGATTCTCCGCACGGTAGAATGCGTGACTCGCAAGCCAAACGGCCACGGCGGGTCGGCGTATATCACGTTGTATTTCTTGTCTGGGAACGGTATTTGGTTCATTGATTTAGCGCGCCTTTCTCGACGAATACGCCTGTGTAGCCAGGACACTGCCTGTTAAGTTCAAATGACTTGAATATATGGAGTATATGAGTTCATGACACTTTCTCAATCTGGCTGCGTTGTGGACACAATTTTATCTTCGCCTCTCATTCCAGGGATCAAGGTGGTTGTCACGCGCGCGTTTTCCTGCAATAATGCGTCGAAGAACTTCACACCTGTTTCTAGTTTCTTCGCTAAGTGCGCCATGACTCGCGTGTCTTTTGGCAAACACGCTCCACCAAAACCTCTAAAATTCTCATTGCAGTCGAGGTATCTGTTAAAAATGTGATCGCGCTGCGTCAAGGCGTCCTTGACAACCGCGTAGTTTGCGCCTTTCGCCTTACACAAGTCGTAAAACGCATTGGCAAGCGTCACGAGAGTCGCGTTGTAAACGTTGTTGAAGTACTTTACGAACTCGGCTTCAGTAGGCTGCATCATAATCACTTTTCGTGGGTAACGTCCATGCGCTTCTTTAATCGTTAAAAATACTTCAACGTCATCCGTGCCTACTACGCATAAGTCGTGGTTTTCCATAAAATCTGCGACTGCGCAGCGTTCTCTCAAGAATTCAGGCACGAAACAAATGCGTAAACAAGAATGCACTTGTCTCAAATATCGTGTGGTACCCGGTTCGACCGTAGATTTTATGGCAAGTATCCCAGAATACGCCTTCGTCGCTAGTTGACGCGCGATTTCGTATACCGCATTGACATTACATGACCCGTCTTCCTTAGATTGCGTTGGCACACAAACAAAGCAAATGTCTGTGTCCATGACTGCATCGATTGTCGTCTTTAGTTTCAAGTCATGAACTCGAATGTCATGTCCTAATTTTTCCATTCCATATTTCACTGCGCCTCCGACGACTCCAACTCCCACAATTCCTATTTTCATAATTTGTCTCCATACGTTTTCACTTCTGGATTGAACTTGTCTTGCTCTTCTATGTAAGCTAAGACTTTTCTATCTATGCAACGCTTGAGACGCGCGCGTTCTTCTACTAATTTAACGTCTTCTTTTGCAGCAAAGGCCAAAAAGTCGGCATCGCGTGAGGATTTTTGCTTCTCTTTCAAAGTATAGAGTTTAAAGTTCACGATAGACAGTCGGTCTACCAGTTCTCCAAGGCTCAGTAACTCGCGAAAACAGTCTTCAGGTACTAATGTGTAGATGCCGTCAAAGCGCCTTATCGCATTTACTATTTCATTGTCTATCAAGTCACTTATCATTCTTTTTCTCCTTCATATATGCAATTGTTTCTGCTACGCTTTCTTCAAGCGGAATGTCACAACTTACGCCTAGGATACATAATGCCTTGCTAACGTCAGGAATTCTCTTTTGCACGTCGTATTTGAATGGCTCTTGCGATTCTATTGTTCTTGGTCCGCGTCCATACAATTGATAAAACACTTCATATACTAATTCTAATACGGTGGTTGGCGTCGCAATCGACACGTTGAAGTCCTCGCATACGGCTTTTTCAGACTCCATCGCGATCCTGACAGCGCGTGCGATGTCTTTGCCATTTGTGTAACAGCGGACTTGATTGCCTTGACCTAGTATTGAGAACGGCACGTCTGGACCAAGTTTCATCGCTCTATGTATTACGTCTGGCAAGACATGACTCATCACTTTCACGTCGCCTATGGTCTGCACTTCTTCGCCTATTCCTACGCAGTTAAACGGGCGGATAATCGTATATGGCAAGCCGTGTTGCGAGTAGGCAGCGCGACAATAATACTCACTTGCGAGTTTCTGGAACCCGTATGAACTCAATGGTGGCGGACACTTAAGTTCGTGTCCCTCAGGTGTAGGGAATTTTGTCGCACTTTCAAAGACCATACTGCTAGACATTTGCACGATGCGTTGTAATTGCTTGTGCTTGAAGTGTTCAATCGCAAGATCAAATATCGACGCGCAGATGCGGTCATTCTCTGCCAACAAGGCGTAAGCATGCTGATGAAAATATGAGATACCACCTATCATTGCCGCGCAGTTTATTATGAAGTCTATCTTCCAGTCAGCATTGAAGATGTATGGCAGAGCGCGTATGTACTTCACGTCGTCTGCTATCAGATAAAAGTTTTCGTGATCGTCGTGTGGGCGCTCGATTTTGTCATACTTAGAATAGTTGTCTATCCCAACGACTGAGTAGTTGTTGTTTAGCAGTTCTCGGCAGATGTAGCTGCCTATGAAGCCTTGGCTTCCAGTCACTAACACTCTTTTCATTTTACTATCTCCAAAAAGCGCTTGACCTTGTCTTTCCATGCGTATCCGTTATCTAAGAAGTATTCTTTTTGCTCGTCGACTGCTGCCGCGTAGTCAGCCGCGCTGTAACCATCGATCTCGTCCAAGTATGGTCCAACAGCGTCCTTGGAAATGCAACGGCTTGGCAAGTAGTACTTCTTGCTGTCCTTGATCTCCGCGTCTATGAGCGTGATCACGTTCGAGAACGCGCCCTCTATGCACCGTTGTATGAAATTGCCGCGCTTGACATAAAGCGGCATGCCTATTTGGATCAGCGCCCTTGCTCTGTTCAAGGTGGGATAGACTTCGAGCATGTTCAAGTATCCGAAATAATGGACGTTAGGAAACTGCGCCAAGAATTCTTTGCTGCCTTTTTTCTTGTTCCATACGCCGGTGATGCCTACCTTGAAGCCTTTGTTACTCCAGTTTCCGTAGAAGTCCTTGAACTTTTCGCGACGGTTGAAGTCGCTGCCGTTGTATATCAAGTCGAAATCTTTTGCGTCATCGAATGCGATCGACGCGTAGAAATCTTCGTTAACCCCTTGCGTGAACATGTGTAAGTTTTCTGTAAAATCAAATTGTTTGCGCACCTCGTCGTCAATTTCATAAGGCAACAAGTAAATGAACGAACTCTTGCTCTCTTGCAGCAAGTCATAGAACGCTTGATTTTCCCATTCATACGGGTCATTAGCGTATATGCTGTCAAGCGAACCGTTTCGCGTAGTTCTTGTGCCAACTATCGATGCCGTATTGCCTATGTCGAAGTCCCAGAAGCAAATTTTCGTGTTCGTTTTCATGTAGTGATTTAGGAACAGATACTGCAAGAATATGCTGCCGCCTGGTTCAAAGATCCTCGTCCTTGATTCTATTACCAGCACGTCTAACTCGGGAAACGCGATCTCTGGGTAGTCCCATTCGTCGCAGTCAAACTGTCTGCCTTTATAATTAGAAAACAGATTTACACAGTCTTTTGCCTTTGATCTGTGCGTGAAATACGCGACCTCGTGTCCAAGCTTTTTCAATTCTGAGATCCAACCAAGTCTGTCGACCGTGACGCCGTCCCTTATGCGCTCAGTCAGACCTAAACAACCGTCTCCGAAAAAGGCTATTTTCATTTCACAAGTCTCCTCTGCTATAGACACACTCTGATGCAGGCTTATCATCTCTCCATCTGACAAAGTGCGCGTGTATGAGTCTGCCTTTATTTCCTACATCCTGATATTCGACTTCTACCACTCGACCTAGGTCGTTTTTTTCGTCAATCATTTCTCGCGTCGCGTCGTCCATGCCAGAGACACTTGCGAGTTCGGTCATGACGCCGTCGATTACGGCGCTGACTACCAAAGCTCCTATCATGCCAAGATACTTTCCGTTGCCGTCTTTGAAATCAGTCACCACGCAGTCCACAGTTTTTTGTGGCTTGACCTTCCACCAACCCGAGTAGTTCCATTCTTTGAGGACAAAACCCTCTATCTTTTCGACTCTCGCAAAGTCCAACAAATGATCGAGCGTGTCGATGCCAGGCAAGAACCGCCGCGTCTCGGCGTACTCGAGCCCAGTAGTTTCTTGCATGACGTCCATCACATAAATAACAGACGCTGAGTCTATCGACTCGCCATCCCACCATGGCACAGCGAACGGGACGAACCGCAGTTCGGGCAAGCACTCCGCTATGGCGTGCGCCGCGTCGCCTGCATTTCCGCCTGGCATGCACAGTTCACCGTCTACTGACGACATTGGCGGAATCTCTCGTAGTGCCTTCCACCAACTGTATTCGACGATTCTCGGCCGCTTGATGGTCATCTCTAGGTCTGGCCGGATCTCCCGCTCAAAGCCGACTAGTGTCCCATTTTTCTGCTTGTAAACCGTGAAACGGTGTCCATTGTACTTGGTCTGCTTGTACTGCGGATGACCTTTGTGCCCGTCCCATGGTTTGACTTTCAGGCGTTCATGAGTCCAGAGTTCTTGCGTCACAGCGAGGCCTCCTTTCCTGCGGCAATTGCCTTGTATTGTTGTGTATTTGGGTCTAAGCTGATCAACAAGTCTTCTCTGGTATCTCGCGCCTCTGTCAGCGATATGCCGATCGATTTTGCTATCACTGGGTCAGTCGCGCCGTACAACATCGCGAACAAGCAGCGCTTGTATTGTTCTTGCGTCATGCTACCTCCTTGTCGACGACCGCGCGAAACGCAGTAGATTCCCATTCAGACTTATAATTTTGTTTAGATTTGACCTCTATTTTAACGTCATCGCATTCGATTGTCACGTCGCCTGTTAGTTTGTTTATTTCGTCGAGTACAAGCCGCTTAAGGTCATTTTCTGTCAGTTCTATGTGCAATTTCATTTGCTATTTCCTTTCAATTTCAAAACTATCTTTGATAGTTACACCACAGTTTGGGCATCGAACATATTTACCAATATAACAATCATCACAAATTGCGATTTCTATTTGACAAGAACAAACTATACTATGCATCGGTATGTCTAAACAAATAGCTTCACACATGTCGCATATCATTTTAATATCTCCACGTTCTTGTATTGCACTCCGAATTTTTTTGCTTGTTCGTGCGTCGGCATCCATATATCGACGTGTTTGATTTTATTCTTCTTATCGCCAAACTTGCTCTTGGCGCCGCGGTCCATGACCACGCAGATCTTGTCGCCTATTTTCAATCTCGTGCCGAATGGCAGCCAATTGCACGCGACGTACCCGACCTTTGCTAGCTTTCCACTCGCGGTGACGCCGTCAAACTTTCCACAGCACTTCGCACACGAACAGTACGCCGTGACTTTCCACTGCTCGGCCTGGGCAAGTTCTGCTTGCCACGCGAGCATCGCTAGATAAAAAAGTAGTTTGGTTATTTTCATGCTAAAATTCCTCGTTCTTTCCTATTAAATCAAACTGTTTGCAGATTTTTAACGAGAATATCTGCCAATATTTTAACATTTTTATGACGTGGTCTTTGTCCATCGATGGCAACAGCGCATCATACGCGACATTTTGCAATTTCATTAGTTCATAATTCATTTGCCATCGTCCCGTGTTTATATGTTCACATATCAGCGCGCGTTCTCGCTCCGACCACGCAGCCGTTTTGAATTCTTCGAGCATTTGCTGCAACGTCAAGTCGTGCGACCAGTTTATCAAGGCAGCGATCAATTTTTTATTTGCACGTCCAACTCCAGGCAAAGCGTCTGATGCGTCACCGACGAACGCCCGATATTCTGCCAAACGCTCAGGCTTGACGTCATATTTTTCGATGACTTTAGCCTCGTCCCATTCGAAGAGTTTTGACATGAATGACTTAAGAACCTTCACGCCTCGCGCGTCGTCGACTGCCTGCAGTAAGTCATCATCGTTCGTGTATATGAAGTGTGGGCCTGGAACGTCGCGCGATAGCGCGTACATCAAGTCATCGGCCTCTTGTCCAGATTCTTCTATAGTCGCGTATAGACACCGCAGGAATTTCTTGAATTCGTTGAATCTTTGATAAAATGTTTCGCCCATTGGCATTCGCTTGGCTTTATATTCAGGATGCGCCTCACGTTTTAGATTTTTTGGACTGTCAAAACAAAACACAACTTGTTGGTTTGGGTACTTGTCTTGTAGCGATTGGATCGTCCGCAGCGTGCCAAACTCCATTCCTGTGTGAATGCCCCCATCTGTTTTCAAGAAATCCATTTTAGCAAAGCACCTGCGTATCAGCATGTTACCATCTATTATCATCATAGTATCGTCCTCGACAAGTGCAATATTTCATTTATAGTTATGAGAGGGTCTCCGTTCAACGCGTTTCCCATGGCGTCCCATCCAGGTACTACGTTTCTTGCGAATAATTCTAATTTATTGGATTTAGGAAACATCTGCATTATCCTGTTTCTAAATTCGTCTAGCTTTTGTGAATGGCCTCTTATCTTTTCAGAATGAAAACTTTTGGTTCCTGGATTTCTGACGCGGTCAGTCGGTATTTTTCCACGCTTAAAGAGTAGACACAATTCACACTGCGGCATAGTGTAATTACCAACATTGGCGCGTTCTTTGTACCATACGAACGCTACCGTTACGTACTTGAATCCCCAAGATTCTCCTACATCTATGCATCGCTTTAATTCGGCGTTCACCACCCATAAGAACAACAAACTGTTTTTATCTGCTGCGTCTTTAATTGGCAAACGCTTTAATTCGTTGAATGACATCGTCGGATAGTAGTCAGACGCAGGCGACCACTTGGTGCCACCACTGCCGCCATACTTCCATGGTGGGTCTGCATAGATTACTTGATATGCTTTATCAAACATCATCATTTTATTGCCTCCATCCAACACCGACATCCATCGTGCAATGGCGGTCGCAGTCTTTGCAAGTCGAGTATTGACATCGTCGTACCGTCTAAGCGCATACACTCTGCGCAGTTTTCGCTGTCCTTGCGAGCGCGCCAAATATAGCGTTCAATGACTTTTGGACTTAACCATTCCGCGACGTTCGCGGGCGAACCCCAGCAATCTACTGGGATTTCTAAATAGCAATATTGCACGATAGAGAACATATTCGCGATGTTGTTCTCGTCTGCCCTGCCGAACGCCTCTCGAAGATTGTTCTCGAGTACCGCGCGAACAAAGCCGTTCGGCGGTACGTGGTCTTTGACGTATGCGTCTATGCACATTTTTGTGTATTCTGGTATCATCTGCGCCTCGCTTTCTTCATCGAATAATACGCGGTGTTTCGATGCCCTATGCGCGTCACGATCTTGTGCCCTCTTTGTCGCAGGGCAAAAATTATTCCACCAAGGCGAATTGTCCCAAGCATTTTCATGTCCCATTGAGTCAAAACGCATCCGCGTTCCAACAATCTTAATACTTTTTGCGTTGAATTCATGTCCTATTTCCTTTCAAAAATCATACCTCTGATTCCGGTTTATGAGACCGGCGTCTTGCCACTTGACCAACCCGCGACAATATATTGTAAACTCGATCGATAAAATCCGCGTCTCTTTGTTTGATAGTATTTTGCTGCAGGAGCAATTCCATGTGCCTAACAGCTATTTCACGTTCAAGTATCACTTTGGCTTTGTCTCTGAGCGACAGTTCTGGCATCTGCGTATCCTTTATTTATTTATGACGTAAAAAGAGCCACGACCAATCCATTAGTCGTGGCCCCATCCAACACCAGCAACTTTGGTCTTATGCGACGCCCTTGAGTAGTTCCTCGACGTCGATTCCTTGTTCTTGCAACTGCTTCTTCAGTTCGGCCATCTTCTCGGTTAGTTTGATCAGGCGCTTTGCCTTGCCTCTGTCTTTGCTCGTGCCCATCGCCTTGGCTTCGGCGGCTTGCGCGCGCCAAGTCGTCGCTTTGGCGTCTTGCTCTGCGGCGCGGTGTAGATAATAGAGTTCGTCTGTCACAAAGTTGACTTTCTTCAGCGTTTTGTGATTTTTGAAGTCAAATCCTGTTGGTACCGTTTCCTTGAACGGGTACACTTCAGGATTCTTGTTGCCTACTTGCGCGAACGTCTTGCGCCCCTTTGTGTTTTCTGGTTTTGTGGGTTTTGTGGGTTTTACTGCGTTTCCTTGCACCTTTGTCATATCTGCGTCTCCTTACTATCAAAATTTTCTCAAGAACTATTCTGGTCTCGTCAGGCTGAGCGATTACCCAGCGACGGCGCACGAGCGCCGTTTCGACCTTATGCTTTGAGGCATTCTATTGCCATTACTGGCATCTTGATCGTCCGTTCGACGATTCGAACTGCGTCTGCGATATCGCGAGCGAGGATTGACAGTTTCATAGTCTTGTTCTTTTTCACTTTAACTGTTACGCAGAAGCTGTTCAATGTTTGTTCACGTCTTGGATGATGACGCCTGTGCTTGTGAATCTTTTTCTCGATCTTTTTCGTTTCGTCTTTTTTCATGATACTATCTCCTGTTAAAATTTGACACGTCTGCATGGATTCATCTACTATAGACTTGTCTCATCAGGCGGGCGATTGTCACTCGTTCCGCGACGCCCTATGCGGGCGTTTCGACCTCGATTTTTTCTTGTTTTATTTTAGCAAGTTGATTTTCTACGTTTTGCAAGCGTTCGATCAACTTCATGTTGGTCAATACTTTCAAATAGTTTTTCAAGAATTTCAAGCTTTTTTCTTCGTCCTTGATCGCAGCAGGAGCATTACATTGTCTCATCTTGATGTCTTCGATCTTTGCCTTAGCGGCAAGGATGAGTTGTTCTTGTACAGCGATTAAGTCATTACACGCGATTGGATCGCCGCGTCGTCGCCATTCTTTTAACATAACCTCGTGTATTACAAGATTTTCCATGACACGCTTGATTTCGGCCTTTGCTTGCCCCATCGTGGCTGGTAATTTCATTGTACTATCTCCTTTTTGAAACTCATCTGGGTCTCATCAGCGACAGCGATTTACTGTCGGATGCCCGCGATGTTCAGCGGGCATTTCGACCTTTATGCTTATGCAGTAGTTGCAAGTATCGCCTTGACGTCGATTCCCTGTTCTTCGAGCTGTTTTCGCAGTTCGGCCATCTTTTCGGTCAACTTTATCAGGCGCTTCGCCTTTCCGGCGGTCGCCCTGTTGGCGCCGTTGAGTTTGGCGTCTGTCGCGCGCTGTACGAACGCGCCCGCTCTAAACTGCATTTCCGCGGCGCGGTGCATGTAGTACAGTTCGTCGGTCTCGAAGTTCTTCTTCTTCAGTGGCTTGTATTCCGCGAAGTTGAAGTTTTCTGGAACCGCGACCTTGTAGGCTTCTTTGGAAAGCTTGAAGGACTCGCGTCCTTTTTTCTCAGCCTTTGGTTCTTCGTGTTTCGGACTCTGCGTTTTTGGGTTCACTTTCGTAACCATCGTACTATCTCCTATTGACAATACTGCATGAATTCGTCTACCATAGACTCGTCTCATCAGGCGGAGGGTAGTCAACCCGACCGCGACAGCGCATGAGCGCTGTTTCGACTTATTTGCTATTTGCTTAGATATCTCGTAGTGTGCCCAGCCGTGAAGCCAGTAGTAAAGCCAGCATCGTCGTACACAGTTTCAATGTAGTCAGATATCCATTTGATGGCTTTATCTTGGGCAACACTTAATTCTGCGTCACCAGTCATGAACGCTAACCAAGCGTTTGCTGCATGGTCAGTCATTATTCTTGGCTTAAAAGTCTTGCAGCGAGCGTAGCAGTCTATGTTGTATTCCTTGTTCACTTGCTTGAAAACGATTGATTGGAATTCTGTGAATTTCATCGTACTATCTCCTATTGAGAACTGACCTGAGTCTCATCAGTTGCAGCGATTTACTGCAAGACGCCCGCAGTTATTTGGCGGGGCGTTTCGACTTTAGGAGAGATAGTTTACATCCAGTGATCCGCTATTCGTCGTGAAACTCACATTCGCGTTCGGCGTCTCGGCCACCTCCTACTCGTGGCATGGTACTTTGCGCGTCGTTCATGACTCTTTGGCATGACCCTTAGAGAAGCAGAATTGAAAAACCAGCATAACTGCTCTATTACCTAGCCGGCATATTATTGACTTTTCAAAGATCCTTCAACTATGCGTATTATAAACCATGTGGTTTAATTGTACACAAAAAAACAAAATTTTTTGCATATTTTTTTTTCATAAATACATAAGTATAACAGTCACAACGCTTTACGACGCAGCTTAATCACCCAGGACATCGCTGGTTGCATCATAAAATCTTTTGTATATGGCTATATGTTATTTACGCTGACGCGGTTCTAAAAGGCCTCATTCGAACCTTATTTTGTTCTGGTCATCTGAAGTTTCTGCCCAATTTTTGTCAGACTTTCCACAAGATATCTTGATTGGCACGCAGAATTTTACTGCGGTGTCTTCAAACATGTCTGACATGGTTTTCAATGCCATTAGATCTGCGCTCACTTCTTTTGGCACGTTTGCCAAAGTCTCATCATGGACGCTTGCGCTAAGAACTATGCCATGGTCTCTTACCCATTTATTGTAGCGTGGTGCGATCATCACCGTTCGTTCTTTTTGTATGTCTGCGGCGCAAGACTGTATTATGGAGTTGAAAGCGCGATATGACGCCTTCATAGGTAAGTGTCGCTGTCGTCCATACGCGTTAAACACGTATCCGCGCGCTTCGAGATTCTTCGCTGCGCGGTAAGTCGTTGCTTTCAAACCAGGTAGTGTGTCGTGATACGTTTGATAAACCTCTTCGCCGCGCCTATTACACAGCAGTTCAAACACTTGTTGGCGTTGACTTTCTGTTATCTTACCTGATAGTATCAAAGTGTTTACTTGTGACGATAAGTTTCCAACTAGTTCCATGTTGGCTGCGAGCATAGACACTACTTTTTGCTTTCCACCGCCATATCCCATGCAGAAGTTCACGTTCTTCGCTGGTCGTCTTGGTATGCCACACATCTTTGCTACCCAAGAGTGAAAGTCCATGTTTGGATCCATAAGATACGCGGCGGTCGCTTTTTCGTCTTTGATATAATGAACGATCAGTCTGAATTCGATTTGACTAAAGTCCCAACTCACTAAGTCATACCCGTCATACGGGTGTATGAGTGCCTTAGCTGCGGACGAAAGTTGCTGCGCATTGGGACGGCGGCACGACATCCTGCCGGTGCGCACAGTCTGGTTGTAGTCAGAATGCATGAGTCCACCAACTTCATGTTCGCGGTATGGCGCAAGAAAAAAGCTATTGAGTGTGTGCTGTTTTCTATAGCGTTGTATTTTTGTCACTATTTCAGTGAGCAAGGGATTTTGCTGAACAAGTGGATGTGCCAAATATGACACTAGAGTGTCCTTATCGAACGAGGGTTCACTGGTTTTCTTGCTTGAACCTTCGCTATAACTCAATATTGGCAATCCATACTTGTTGCACAGCACCTCGAAGCAATCCTCGTTCGTGTGTGGTCTGATGGCTACGCCAGTCAATGCATGCAATTGTTCTTCAAGTTTGACTAATTCATTTACCACAAGATATTGTTGTATTAGCAACTCTTTTGGATCAACGCGCAGTCCAGCAACTTCCATGTCGAATAGCACAGGTGTGAGAGCTATCTCGGTGTTCCATACGCCTATAGTCTGCTCGTGTCTTCGTTGCAACAAGTATTGATAAAGTTTTCTCGTGGTCAAGACGTCTTGACAACAGTATTCGCCTATAATGTCTCCAGGCACGTCGCCATAGTCCTTGCTTTTGCAACTAGTTAAATACGCTTGCACTGAGACATCGAATGGTGAAATGTCTTCTTCAAGCCATTCCAACGACAATGAGTCGAGTCCATACTCAAATCTGTCAGATTGTACTACTTTCGCGAGCGTCATCGTGTCTACGAGCCTGCCATTGAACGCGGCGCCGTCTTGCGCCGCGAAATGCGCGTCAAACTTCACGTTGTGATTGATCCAATCTTCGCAAGTCCCGACTATTTCGCGCAACCATTTTAACGCGGGTTCTAGCGGCAAGTTCCATTTTGAGTGATTGCACCTGATAGGAACGTACCACGCCTCCGGCGCGTCATCGACGGTGACGCCGATCCCGGCGATTCTATGCCCTTGATATGGCTTTAATGCTTTTTCTTTGCGGTCAAACGATGTGGTTTCAAAGTCTAGGTATAGTCGCTCAACGTTATTCAAATTCGGCAGTTCGTTCAGAGTCTGTACTAGTCGTCCACCATTTTCAAATAAGATCATGCAACACCTCGTCTGCCTTTTCTGCAGAACACGTATTAGGATCCAATCCATGTTCTCGCAATATTCTCATTCTTATTTCGTATTCGCCTTTGGCGCCTGCGACTTGTTCGTTAGACGCGAGCGAGTCACTTATCTCGTGCGTCCTTCCAGTCGATTTAATTCTAAAAGGTCTAGGTTGACGCTTCATGTTCTGTTTTGCCAGTGACACCTTAACCTCCTTGTTCTAAAATTCATCAAATAGTATTTTAATTTTCGTTTTTATATCTCGCAATAATAGGTTCGCTACTTCTTGCATCTGTGGATGCGCTGTTTTAGAAGTTCGTAATTTGAAAAAGTGACGCCATTCGCGCAAGTTACCGGTGATGACTATTTCTGTTTTAAGACTGTTGGGTAAAACTGTCCTAGCTTGTTGTGGTGTCCAGCCGTTTTGTATGAGTGAAACATAGCGATTTTCCGCGTATTGCATCGCATATATCCATGCATCTTGTGGTGTTTCTATGAGTTCTCCTAACTCAGGATGGGTTTCCCATTTTTGTTCGCCTTCAGGTGAATACCTATCAAACCAACATGGAATCACGAACGTGACGCCTCCTGCGTAGTTGCAGTATCTTGTGCTTTCTTGGGCATAGCTAAAGAGACGGTGCCTGACGATTTCATGCGTGACGCCACGATCGCAGATTACTTTATACGACGCGGATGCGTGCTCGATCATTGCCTCGTGCCCATTCGCTAACAGCTTTTCTGTGAACCTTTCGGCCGATCCCGCTGCAATTTTACTCTCCGACTTGTAGCATGTTCGTCCAGCCTTTTCTATGACTCTTAATGGTTCTTCTGTCATCCACAAGAATTCTATTGATGGCTTTATCAAGTACATTTGCATAGTCCTTTCCAATACTTTATTTCTGTCTCGTGCGTTGTCGCGTCGAGTTCCATCTCTTTTATCACGCACAGCTTTGCTTCTTGGAGCAACTGCAGTCCATCGCCGTCCCTGTAGTCTTCTTCAAAGATTATTCCTCGAATGTTGTAGCAGTTCAGTATTAGTCCGGCGCACGCGACGCACGGCGCACGTGTCGAGAACAATATGCTTGGCTTGGACTGGTCGTTGCTGAACTTCGCTATCGCGTTGGCCTCAGCGTGCACGCACCCGCACCGGCCCTCCTCGCCACTGCACCGGTCGTTGGACAATCCCCGCGGCGGGCCATTGTAGCCAATAGCGTACACGCTTGTGCAGTCAGTCGGGAAGATTATTGCGCTGACCTTGTCACGCTTGCACGTTGACAAGTGTGCGAGACACTTTCCCATCGCGACCATCGTCTTTAGCTTTTCTACGTATCTGTCCATGTCAACAGTTCCTTTTCCTTCAATCGCTCTTCTTAATTCTTCTACACATTTTTTCATGTCAATGTCCTTTCAATAACTTGTCTATGTCATTTAGCGTTTGCGCAACGCTTCCTTGAGTTTCGTTTCCCCACACGTCCCAACCGTTCGATATGTTGCGAGAAAAGAGTTCTATGCGTGGCAAGTCGCCCATCAATTCTACGATGCGGTCTCGCACTATTGCTGGCTTTTCTGAGTGCTTGCCGCGCACGGCTTCGACAAGGCCTCTGACCTTGTGGGATTGAATCAAAGAATTCGCATGACCCTTTGCGCCTAATAAACACAACTCAGTTCCTTTCATCGTCCACTTGCCGTAGTAACAGACTTGCTTGCCGCTTTTTTCTTTCTTGTTCCATACGAACCCAATGGTCTTATATGGCATTCCCCATGCTGTCATGACTCTTAATGCCAACGGCAGGTGCGCGTCCGTGGTCCATAAAAACAATACGCAGTCATCCAACGTTATAGTATTGACCGGCAAGTTGACGATGTCTTCGTCCTGCATGCATTCGTATTGTCCATCGTTTGGCGTAGTCTCTGGCGTATAATTCAAGTGCTTGCCATTTATCATTTTGCTAGAACGGATTCCTGCGCTAAAATGCCACGGCGGGTCGGCGTATATCACATTGTATTTTTTAGTGGGAAAAAGCATCAACGCTCCCTTCTTAGTCGTCGCACAGTGTCGATCATCGTAGTCACGTCGATGGCGTCGTCTGTGTTCAATTTTTCTATCAATTCTACGCGTTCTGCGTACTTGGCAACTATCATTCTCACTAACTCGTCGCAACTCGACGGCATCGGGCTGCGGTCGTCGACCTCGTACACGAAGTCGAAGTCGCAGGCATACTTGACGCCGCGTATAGTGTTTGTCTTCGTCAAGTCTTGGAATCCCCTGTTCACGTCCAGTATCTGCTGTGGCTTGTACATCTCGTCGCGACCAGAGTATTTTTCGTCGAGCTGTTTTCGCAACCACGCGTCGTTCGCCGTCACTACCACAGTAACAGAACCCTGCAGCCGCAAGTGCGCGTCCAGCAACTTGTATACTTCTGGCGACGTCTTGGCGTTGTTGCGTATTATCAAGCCGTACACTATCTCCGACATGATAAAACGGTCCATTACAGTTCTCATATTCATGAACTTTAGGTAGTCCCAGTAATAGTCCCAATTGTTAGGCAACAGGCCAAAGTGCTGATGTATTACGGGATATCCTTTCGCTTCTAACTCGATTATCAATCTCTTGCATAGCGTTGTCTTGCCCACGCAATCGGACCCTTCCACTATTAAAATGGTACACGCTCCTTTCTTTTGGCATTTTTAATAGCTTCTTTTAATATAGGTGAACTTATCTCGTCAAATACTTTGTCATTCCATTTGTTGGCACAAACTAATGCGGCATCGCGAAGCACGTTGTTTTTTGACTGCATGAATTCATTCAATTCTGATATCATCATATTTTCTGCGTGGTTTATGTCTATTTCACGCAACTGTTGCGTCCTATACACCTGTTCAATGCTGCACGCTTGCGTCATCGCGCATTGCCATTGCGCAGTTTTATTTATATCCCACCCGTGAAACAAGTATCGCTGTTGAGCGGAGAATTTTAGCTCTCTTGCCTCTTCGGCCGCTTTCCAATTTTTTTCGTACAGGTGTTCGCTGCCAACTTGGTGCTTATACGTCCCACACTCGACGCCGAGTGCGTGCGCCACAACTCGCTGCACGCACGTGAACGCGAACACGTCGTATGGAAATCCTAACCATGCGTCTTGGCTGCGCATCGTGACCACCATGTGTAGTTTGTCGTTGCGCAGTAAGAACTGCCACGATAGAGTGCAAGGCAAGTCCTTGTGATCTTTCAAACAAGCATGCGCCAAGTCATCGGCGTTCCATATAGTCACCACAGCCTGCCTCGAGTTCTTGTCTTGCGTCAAGTGCCGTACTAGCAATGACAATTGGTCTTCGCTCGTATTATGGCGCAACCTATATCCGTACGCGCCGTACGCGTTATTGTCTTCCGCGTAATTGACGTATTGTGGTGCATACGCTTTTATCATGCTTATATCGCGAGTGTTGGTCAAGTACCACAAGAATTCTGCGCATGCATACCATGGTGATAATTTTCTTCGCGCATTGAGCAAGAACGTGTTGTCGAGATTAGCCAGCGTCAGCGTATATCCTAGTCTCTCTTTGCACTTGCCCACGCGACTGTCTAACTTAGGCGCATCGTTTAAGTCAAACAACAGATCTTTCCACGCGTCGTCTATCGTGCAGTATTGATAATTCATCTTGCACCTTCTAGTATAGTCTTCATGTCAGGCGCCTTATAGTCTGCGCCTTTGTTGCGAAGGCGCGCGTCTAATGTTGATCGTGGCGCCTTCGTTAAATTTGAGTCGCATACCTCGTTTAATCCCGCGATTATTGGCATGTCAAATGTCAATGCCGTGCCTATGGTCACGAACATTAAGTCACTGAGTCCATCGAGTAAACTAATCTCGTCGCGTTGAACCAATGCCTCTATTGTCTCGCCAAGTTCTTCAATCATTATCTGCGCTCTGACGAGTCTTGTGTCATGAACATTGGACTTCATCAACTTCTCTAGGTCGTGCGCGATATACAGTAAATCTGTCGCGACGTCTGAGAGTTTGTCATCAGTACGCGTGATGCTACAATCGACTAATCTCATGGCAATTGGAAATTTCTGTTTTTCATGAAACTGCCGCGTTTTTTCTACTAATGCGTCCATTTTATCGTTCCTTTCAAAATTCTTCATTATCTGGTATATAGTCAGGCCGACCACCAGCCTGCAGTTGTTTTGACGTCATCAATTTTTTTAACAGTTCTATGAATTTTGGCGTCTTTCTGTAACCATTGCCTTCTCGCTGCAGTGCGTGTTTGCGCACTAGCAATGACAACATCTGTATCGCATCCCCCTTGTCCCATCCACACCAGTCACAAATGTCACGCATCTCTATGTCGTTGGTATACAGTACTTGCTTTATGAAATCTGCTGGGAACGGTGTCTGAAGTATTCGCTTGCTTATTATTTCAGGCGACAATAAGTTATTATTTGTAGCTATAGAATCAGAAAAGTCCTTATAACCAAACACCGCGTCTGTGTACGTGTTTTCTAAAAAATTTGAGATATACTTTACGTGACAGTCTTTTATCAGCACGGTAAATGGGTCTTTACATGAAAATGTCCTGCATGCGAGAGAAATTGCTAAACGCGCCAATTTGAATCTCATAGAACCTCGATCAATTATTGGGATCGTTTCATCGAATATCGCGCATAGTCGCGTGGCTTCTGTCAAAATGGCTTCAACAGCTTCTGGCGTGAACACAACTTGTTCTGGGGTACGCGTCCATGCCCACAGTATCAAGCGCCTGCATAAATCACCAGTATGTACATGTTCTATAATTGGTCTGAGTCGTTGTAGCGTATTTAATCTTTCTGCCGTGATTTGTTGTGATGACACCAATAACACAGCATCAAATCGCCTGATGTCTTCTAACCCGCCAATCAATTCTTTAACAGCTTCTATCCCAAAGTTGTAAGCCGCAAGAGCCGTGTCACTTCTCGGGTTGCTTACCATTATCAATCGCGTCCGCGCGTGCGTGCGTCTTTTTTCTATTTTTGGTATCTCAGCTATACCTGACGATCGCATATCAGTGAGTTTGCCAATCACGTCAGTGCTTGTGCCTTTGATTTCTTCAAGGACTATCAAACGCTTGTCGTGCGTAGGAATTACGCCCCATGTCACAAACCATCGTGATCCTATCTGTTGGAGTCCACCTAATAAGCCAGCGACGGTGGCGTTTTTACACTCCACTCTTTCACCAAGTGCATAATGCGCCATGAGTCTTAATATCGATTCAGACTTACCTTGTGAACTGTCTCCTGCGATAAGTGTTTCTACCCATCCCTTTGTTAACTTGCCATCAAAATTGAAAAGCAACACACTATGATACGTCAAATCAATCATAAAATGTAGCGGTTGTCGTTCAAAGATATGAGTGATATTCGCTGACAAGTCGTCATACACACTCTTGAGTTTTTTGTCAATAGCCTCTATGGTCCATTCTTCGGGTTGAAAAATCTCTAGATTCTTGAGTTCTGACTCAGTGGGAGCATAATTGGACAACGCGTCTTTGGTAGCATGCGTGTCGCTTATTAAGAGCACAGACTGTTGTGTCTTGGGATGAGGATACATCCTGCCAGTAAATTCGTAATTTTCATTCATCTCTAAACCGTGTCCTACGCATAATGTCGGCTGCAAGATGTCGTCTACTGCGCGAGAACTTATTTCCAATTGTGGTGCTAAGCGAACGTCTTCCACGTTATAATACTCAAATGGTCGAAATTCCACGGTCTTACACGGAGGTATTTTCAATCCAACGATCAAGGCGTCTCGCTGTGCTAATTTAGATGCTGCAACCATTTCTAATATGGCGGGAGATTCTGCGTGTAATTCTAATATCACTGCGCCATTTTCGTTTGGAGTTTGCGCAAATACCAAACACAAACTGCAACATTCTTGGTCTCGTCCACATAATATGTTTATTTTTTTAGGTATCACATATGGTGCAGTGTCCATCGCCGCTATCGTGCCTTTTACTTTAATGCGTTTACCAGTGTATTCTGCCTTAGATGATTGATTTAAGTGTAACTCGATCACTTCTCCATTTAACAAATCGCCAGTGTTTAAGCAAAATTCCCATTCTACTGTGTCTTTCAACAATGCTAAAAAATCATCAGCGGTCTTATGTTCAATTCCAAAATAGTCGTTGATATCACCTTTGGGGTATTTATCTATGTCCAACGGTAATTTCACGTTACCAATCCATTTTGCGTCTTTCTTCAAGCGCGCGCACACAGCGTTCGCGCCTTCTTTGCCGCCTTTGTCTATGTCGAAGCAGACATAGACTACCTTATCAACGAACGACCTATTGAAAGCAGCTTCCCAGTTGCCTTCTCCCGCAGTAGCTGTGATCGCGCCTATTCCATGTTTGTTCATCAACGTGGCTGTGACTATGGCTTTCATCTCGCCACCGCAGATCACTATAGTCTGATACTTTAATTGTTCGAGTGGAAACAAGCGCGATTTGCCATGACCACGCTTGTTTTTCATTTTTTCAGAACCCGGCGCTCCTGGTAGATAACAACGCACATTCACTATCAATTTATTCTCATTGAGTATGGGGATAGTTATTCTACCATTGTCGAACCCTAGACGATATTTTCTTATCGCCGTGTCCGTGACGCCGCGCTTATACAGTTCATTCAACAGAGGCTTTGCGTTCCATATTGCTTCATGCCATCTTTCAACGGCGCTGCTGTCTATGACTTTTATCTCGTCGATGCTGTAACGTGTTGAGAGGTCTTCCCATATCACGCGCCGTTGTGTCTTGAGGATTTTCGCCAAGAATGTCAAGATGTCACCACTCATCTTACAACTAGCGGCGTGACATTTGAATAAATTCTTTTTGACATTGATGCTGCAACTAGGCAACTTGTCATCGTGAAATGGACAACGCCCTTTCACTTCGTTTTCGCCAGCAAATTCGTAGGCATACCCAATTCTTTCGAGTTCTGCCAACGCGTTTATCATCAATAATTGCTGTTCGTCCATTTAAGTCTCAAAAATGATAGAAAAAATCGAATTAAAATCCGCGCAAATCCTCATGCGTACGCTCGATCACCCAGGACAACGCGGGTTGAATTTTAGTATTAAACTAATATGAATATATGCATCACTCATAGTTCTTTCATCTCGTGGTGTCCTGGACACAATTTCCAGGGCGTTTTTTTCATTTTCGCGAATTTTCGTGAAAAAACTAACCCGCGGCGAAGTTCTTGCGAAAAATCGCCGCGGGTTCGTCGTGTTAGAATTCGTCTGTTGCCTTTGTCGCGGCTTCGTCGATCGGTGCATCTTCAGGTTCTAACTGCGTCTGTAGTCGCGCCTCTTTGTGATACTTTGCAAATTCTTCGTGCAGGTGTTTAAAGGTTTCGAAGTCTTCCTCGTTTACCCATGGTGCTTCTGTTTCTGGGTTAGCGGTGTCTAATCCATACCAGTCGCCGAGTGTGCCATGCCGCATGTTAGACGACACTTCGAATACGCAACCATATATCGGAGCTTTGCGCATCTTAATCAAACCAGCAAACTTGCTGCCGGCAGAATGTTCTCCGCGAGCAAACGACAATATCGCTGGTTCAGTGCCTAATGCGTGCTTATACAAAAGCACTACATAATTAAGGTGTTCGACATGTCGAATGCGCAATCCTGCAGCTTCTTGTCCTAGAATCGCCTCAGTACGAAGATTCGCGTTCCTAGACTTTGTTACTATTGGATCTGTGACATCGATGGTGCGATACTTGATAGCTGGTTCTTTTCCTTTGAGTTCTATGGGATTCCACGTTACCCATTCTGGATAAAAGAACAGTGGCACTATCAAGAATTTCGCGATAGCGCCTTCTACGGGTCTTCCTTTCGTATCACGACTTAATTCTACAACAGTCGCGTTCATTGGCGCAAGTATAACGTCGCCTGGAGAAAATACTTTGAGCAATTCAGCAGAACTCGCCTTTTGCACAACCTTAATGCGCGGTGGTACAACGTACTGTTTCAACGTGTCTAAACCTAACACTGTTTCATCTTTCATGAATTTGGGTAATTGAGACACTGGGGCTATCTTAGTGATTTCAGCGCTCATATCTTTCTTACTAGCCATGACAATTCACCTTTCATTTTTCAAAAATTTACATTTCATCATTCATCGTTTGTTTTGTTGGTCTCGTAGTCAGTATCTTAGTGCATGTAGTAACCCTCCTTCCTTTCATCTTTCTTAAAACTTCATCCAAGTTTTGGATCATTTTTACTATAACACCATAGATTGGGTACGTTTGCTCAGGTAAAATACCAGGAGGTAGCGGTTTACCTTCTTCTGCGAGTTTAGACACTTGTTCGCATAATCCAGGCCAATATGGCTTTATGACACGACTTTCGAGTTGTTCGCTAGATATACCAAAATGTCGCATCAATTTATAAAACCGGTCTGGTTCAAGTTTTTCATTGGGAATGCTCATACCAATCTTCAAGGTAGGCGTACCAGTAGCCAATGATGCACGAATTGGGTCTGACCGTTCTGGATCATTTTGGTGCGTCGTTACGTATGTGGCACAAGTTAAATTCTCAAAAATATGACTTATGCCATCCGCTTCTTTTCTGATATCGTCGGCAAGACGCGAGATTTCTCTAATGATATAGATGAAATTCACCATGTCATCTAAATTATATTTGCCAGCTTTTAACTCGTCACGCAAAGTTGTCAACAACGCGTATTCATCTAAGTATGTCTTTTTCATTTGACCATACGCTTTTACGGCTTCTTTAAGTCTTTGAACGTTCATGTTCATGACTGAGTCCTTTCTATTACCCAATCACCTTTGTTAAAACGCTTATTTACATAAGCACCATTTACACTGTTAAACAGTAATACGTTGAATTCATCGTACGTCTGCGCGATAGCTACTAATGCTATCATAACTGGTAACATCGCGCCCACGGCGCAAATATAATCAGAAATTGGGTCGAAATTCATAGCACTGAGTTGCTCTAACACTGAGTTGCCAAACTCGTCATGCTTAAACACGCTACATCTTCTCATACTTGTCTCGAAAACGTACGTGATATCACCAAATTGTTTAGCAGTGCTTACGTCAAGACTTGTTCTTGGTAATTCTACTATGAAAACTCTATTAGTCATCTTTGTCTCCTAAATTTGGAACGCTAGTAAGCAGTCGTTCCATTATATTTTTCACGTCTTGTAATTGTATCGCGGTCATGGCTTTGTTTAGCACTCTCAATGCGATTTCTTCGTCGATCGTTCCAGGCACGATGACATCAGTTATCCTTAACGTCGCGCGTGTTCCGCGTCTCATCGCGCGGTCTTCACTCTGCGAACGGTGTATCATTGACCAATTTTGAGAATAATAAATCTCATGCGTCGTATTGCAACCATGATCTTTCGACGTACCTACCCACTCAGGCATGTGTCCCCAAAGATCAAGTCCAAGACCTCCAGCAGCAGGATTGCCAATAAAGACCTTCACGGTTGGATCCATGTTGTAAGTGTCTTGCGCGATTTGCCGGTCTTTTTCATTAGTTCCACCATAATAAAGTACATGCTTGATGTTTTCAGTCATCAAACGCTTATTAAGCATTTTTATAACGGCCACCCAGTTAGTCCAAATGATTGTCTTATCAGTCGGTGCTTTTTCCTTGAGCATTTGCACTACAGTGTCTATCTTATTATTAGGAGTAAGTTCTTCATACCTCATATTTTCATTGAGGACATTACCCTCTTCGTCGATTTGCGCGTCCCATTTCAGATACCCCGCAGTTATTTGCGACAAACGCAGTAACTTGACTAAGATGTTATTAGCAGTCAATTGTTTATTGCAACTCTTGTTGAGGTCATTTTGGATTTCTAACGCCAATTCTTTTTGCAATGCGACATAGCACTCTCGTTGAAATGGCGTCATGTCGACTTCTATGATATCGTAAGTCTTTTCAGGCAAGTTGGGCAGCGCTTCTTTTCGCGTTATCATGAAGCATAGCCTAGCGATTCGTTCTTGCAATATTGGTAAATTTTGATATCCCACTAGTATATCGTGTTGCTGTGAATTACCATGGTTTTTGACGAATTTTCCATAATAAGCTTTGAATGCCTTGTATGATGTGAACCCGCTTAAACCTTCACCTAAGAACTCAAATTGCGTGTAAACATCGAATAAATTATTTGCAATAGGCGTTCCAGTCAACTCAGTCTTTTTCTTACATAGTTCTCTGAGTTCACTCATCTTTTTCCAACGATGAGTGAACTGACTCTTGATCATGTGCGCTTCGTCCAAGCAGCACAGATCCCATTCGATCATGCGAAGCGCTTCCCATGAACGTACCACAGATTCATAAGAACAAATCACAATCGTATATTCAGAGTCTTCATCTTGCTTGAACGCCTCGACCATGAGTTTGACACGGTCGAGTTGTCCGCCGCGCAAGACTGTGACCTTACCAGATCTCGTTGAAAAGTCCACTATTTTATTGTGCCAATTCATTCTCATGTTCTTTGGCACCACTATAAGGGCGCGATACATGCGCTTTTCTTTCGCATATAGACGATGCCCTTCGTAGTTTATGCGCGCTATCACTATTGGAGTCTTACCAGTCCCTTGTTGCATCCATAAATTACTATCTTCATTCAGCGAGATGTATAATCCCACCTTTTGAAAATCTGCGAGTGGACGCACCGGATGGTCAATAAAATCAGTTGGCATTGCTGGCAGTATCTTTTGTAGGTGATATTCCGCTTTGACACGCGAATTGACGGTTTGCGCAAGAAAGCGCGAAAGCAAGTATTCGTATGTTAGTCTAGCGTCATCGTCAAAGACTAATTTATCTGCAGGCCACAAAGCATTGATTATGATCGCCGTGAAATCAGTGGCTGCTAACATCCATTGATAAGATCCTGAAAGTATTTTTCTCTCAGGCACGCGTTGTAACCACTGTTGACAACTCCACGACGGATGCGTCTTCGCACCATCAGTGTTGATCGCGTAAAATTCAATCATGAACCGCTTGCCCATGTCATCGAGAGAAATCTTGAGTCGGTCATTGTCCATGACTCGAATTGGTCTAAAGAGTTTTTTCGTCGCGTCAGTGAGAGGTTCAATGAACCTCTGCGTAATTGCGTCTAACTGCAGTTTACTCATTACTATCTCCTTTAAACTGTTCTATAGTAGTGTATTATAACATGCGCAGTTAGGA